AAATGTGTATTAGAAGCTTATCCGGGTCACCAAGATGAAAAAGCAGCAGCAACTACGGCATGGCGTTTATTACATACCGATCGGGTATTAAACTATCTTGGTGCGATGGGTGCTAATGCGATGGAGATGGTGGGGGAATCTTTTGACTCCAGCGTCGAGTATTGGCGTACCCGTTCATTACCAGCCAAAGAACTGTTGCAGCCTTATTGTCAGCTAATTGAATATACCCCTGATAACGAGCGTCAAGCGTCGGGCGTTCGTCTGTGGGTTAAGTCGATGCGAGATATACCAGATCGGTATCAAAGTTATGTTGAGGGTTATTTACCATGGGAAGGTGGTTGGCTGGTCATCGAGCAAGATTTGTATGACGCCAAAGCGCGTAACACCGCCCGGCAACAGCTGGATAAACTGGTAGGTAATGCGATTGAGCGTATCGAACTATCTGGTGTGTTGGGACAAGTAGCGGCACAGCTGCCAGAAAGTGCCACACCGGAAGATGTAGCGATCATGTATACCAAGATGCTTACCGGTCAGAAGAAATGATAGCGCCCCGCACAGGGGCGTACAGCGATGATTTTAGTCACAGAGAAGTGAACATTGCATTTCAACGTTGGCGATGTAATGAAACACCGCATCAGCTTTGTTAAAAGTTTCATACACGCTGCCGAAAGTCACTGTGTATTCGATTTTGTCAGTAGCTGTTGGTCTGGCTGATAAAATTACGTCTAACTGATCTTCTACTACTGATTTAGCGATAATTTTCATTTATTTCACCTCAACCTTACGGCCTTGACTGTTTGTTAAAATGAATGCCCATTCTTGAACTTTTTTCAGGTCGCTACCGGTGTGGATCACTTTGCCATTTTCGATGATGTTGTAAGTTTTCATAATTTTGTTTCCTTTTATCTGTTTCGTTTCGATGTGGTAAAGATAACCGGTCTGGTGCAACATGTCAAGAATTATTATTAACCGTTGTGGTTTTATTTTTCTGTTCTGCATCCCATTCAAGACTTGCCCTAATAAAACCTCGTGCCCATTCTTTAGCCCGTGGGTCAGTCCCACGATAGGGGTTTTGTTTAATAGTCATTCCGCGTGCAAAGTCTGTTTGACCATATTCGTAGGATTTGCTCATCATTGTAACCCCCTGCTTAACTTTGTATGGTGTATGGCGGGTTTCGTTGCTTCGGCCTACGCTTGCAACTACCTATCTTTTTGGGTTTTCCGCCTTTGTCGCTATCCGTGTTACGTTTTAGCTAACCCTGCTCCGGGCTTGAAGTAAAGATAACCGATCTGGTGCAACACGTCAAGAATTATTTAAACCTTTTGCCAGATAAATTTAGACAACAAACAATGATCATCTTGGTCAAGATATGGCCCACCAACTGGGGAAGTGTCCAAACCTTTGAATTTGGCATAAGCCGAGACCATATTGGAAATGAAAGCTACGAAATAATGACCCGGCTTTTTTACACCTTTGTTGAAATAAACAAATGCCGCGTAACGGGTTTGGATCGGTGCGAAAGTTTCCAGAATGGCTACAGCTTGTTCTAAATTGTTTTCGATGGTAAATACCTTGCCGCATTCAGTAACGACAACAAACGCTACTTTATCAAGGTTTTTAGAACTACGAACGCACGTCATAGTTTGGATAACTAAGCCGAAAGATTGAATGAGTTGTTCTAATTTGCTCTTGCCCATGATAATTATCCTTACCGTTTATTGTTTCGATGCGGTAAGGATAACACACTGGTGCAACACGTCAAGAAATATTATAAACGTTTAATTTACCGCAGGCGGGTTGAAAGTAGATCGTAGAAGGGTATTTTAAAACGAAACCAACGGGGCCAAAGAACCACGGCGAACAAGTGGACGTAACCACATCGACTATGTGACATTTGCCAACATAACCGCCCGTTGGTAGGTCGAATGGTGCCGGTAATTCGATGCCTAACTTATCGCATAATTCTTTGGCCCGATGATATTCCGCCATATCTAAACCTTTGCCGGTATGGATCATTATTTCACCACGGTGTTTAGTTCGCCACGTCCTGTTCTCAATATCTTTATAACCATTCACGATTAACCACGCCCACGGCTGTTTGATTGATATCGCTTTCATTTTTCTATCCCGTCATATTTGAGAGTTGCGGAAAACATATCTGATGGATCTCTAAAATACTTAATCTTTTTTACTTTTAGCCGCATCATCGGGCCTTCCTGTGAATTGATTACAATAAAATCACCAACCTGAATACAAGGTTTCCATGGCATACCAATAGGACCATGACCAGTTACGTTAAAGCATTTTGCTATATGGAACGCATTTAGGCCATGCAAACAATGACCCCAAAACATTTTAGTGTAATCGTGAATTACCGGTTCGCGTTTTGGTTTCCTGCGAAAGAAATTTAGGATGTTCATTTCTTACTGTTCCTTAACTTAGTTATTCGGGTTCGTACAGCTTTCAATTCACCGGGTGTGTCAGCTATTTTCTCGGCATACTTCAAAGCCTGCAATGGTGTAGTAAACAAGTCGTGAGGTAAGTCACCACCTAATACAAATTGACGCCTAAACATCGGCGAAATGTTTTTCAACCACCCTGTTTTTGACCATGTTAACCCGTCATATTTTTGAACCAAATTAACATAGTCCTGCGTATCTGGATAAGCTAACGGAATACCGTAACGTGTTTGACTGTTGCGTTTCTTACGAATGGATCGAACTACCCACTCATCAACCGTGATTTCTACTTTGCCATTTTCATCGGTATATGGATAGCAACCATAAAATATTGTTCCGGGTTTAATCTTCATCCATCACCTCGTGTTCTTCAATAGAATAAGGGAAAGGGTAATAATCAGGATCGTATTCATTTTCTTTACCGAAACTTAACCGCTTAGCGACAATGTTTTTATCATCAATATATTTTTGTGCTTTTTCATAAGATAAAAATATTGCCTCAATCACTGGAACAGTGCCCGGCGAACTTAACATGTTTTCATCACACATCACGATATAAACATTCATTCAATCTACCCCCGCAGCAGCTCTTACAATGGCGTGCCGAACAATTGCCGGTTCATCTTCACCACATCTGAATTCAGTCTTACGGCGTCGGCCATCTAGAATTGTGGTGATAGTCAGAACAGAACCACGTGAGCCAAAGAATAAACTAATTCCCAATTCTGTCATTAATTGAAAAGCATCTGCGTCACTGTCTAACGGGTTCCATGGTAAATCCGTACACCCATTGTAGAATTTGTCACCATGATAACAATCAATGTAATCTAAATTTCTAGCAGCTTTCATTAACAGCGCGAATTTAGGATCGGTTGACTTACTTAAAATATGCTGTGCCTCACACATTGATTTAGATAAACCAGATGCGTATTCTTTCCCGCAGTTTTGACAATGATACTTAATCATTTATTTTTCCTTAGCCATAAAGAACAGTATGCCGAAAATAAACGTTAACATGAACTTGTAACCTACATCGAATAAATCACGGTGTTCTAGATAACGGGTAAAAGATGTTGCAAACATCGTATAAGATAATAAGAATAACGCAAGGAATAATATTGATTTCATAACTTAGTACCACAACGAGTGCAATAAATACCACAGTAGTTTTCTTTACGTAATTGATTCACCATTTTAACAAAATTATCACCGGTTAAACTACCTTTGATATCGATTGAATTTGTTGGCGCATCACGGGTAACGATCGGTTCAAACCGGTGACCGAATAATAAACCAAACAAACCTTTACATTGATCTGTTGTTTTCATGAGTGAGTTATTTCCAGTGTTGTTGATTCAAAAGGTAGTTTACCGCCGTTATAAAGATGAGGCCCAAATATATGCGCCATATGCCATAACGTAACTTTAATAACGTCGTCTACATTAACGCGTTGATCGGCACAAATTGGAGAATAATAATCGTTGTATATTTTTGCCCCGTGGGCGTTCAGTTTTAAAACAACGGTATCATTCAGGTTAACTGTAACTTTCATTTCTTGTTTACCCCACACATAACTTTACGTGAACGTTGTACCGCTTCCATAGAACGTGATGTGGCAACGTGAACCCAGCAACATAATTCTACCGCGTCGATCATGTTGCGTGGCGCTATCATAGTGCCGGTACTACTAAATCTAGCTTTGCTCATTTCAATACCTCATAAAGTTCTAAAACAAATGGGAAAATTGTGTAGATAAAAATAATAACTGACAACTTAACCATAGCGTACTCCTCGCAACACGTCAAGAATTATTAAAAGAAATCCCCGGTATCTTTTTTTCTTATTACTGTTTCACCCGGTGGGGCACAGTGGCGTTCTTTGGCAACGTTTAACACATACTCAGCCGCTTCTAACGTGGTTCTTAGACGATTGATATGATGATGCTTCCTATGGATGAAAGACTCCCATGCTTCAACCTTGCTCGGATAGCAGTAACGTTTACGACTCGTTTTTGATACAAGTTTGCGATGTGTTTTTATAAAATCATCAGAAAAAGTTGCATAACAGCACTGAATTACCCAGTAACTTTTTGCTGTTTCACCCACGGTGACAAACTTATCTAAATAAATACTACCGCTGTTATCATTCCAATATCGGTAATGAAGTGTCATTTTATTTGTCCCCATGCAATAGTTAACAATCTCGGATCAGCATCGGTCAACACATCCAATAATAAACGCTTTTCCTCCAAATAGGTTTTAGCGAACTTCGGGTCATGTTCAACAATACTTGATGTATTTGATATTAAATCAGCAACCTTGATTGTCTGTATCCATCCCGGCGCACCGGCTAAGCGTTTACGACTCATTGCTTTGCGCTCTGCACGATTGCCCGTTTCAAGATCAGAAAGCAGCATTACACCATCTGCAATTTCCTTACCGAATAAATGATGTAATCTTAAATGAGTTACGTTCTGATCTTCAATACAATCATGTAGCCATGCAGTTGCGATTGTTTCAGGGTGACAATCAACAGTTGCCACTATTCCGGCGACTTCAGCAAGGTGATCGGCATATGGGTTATTGGTATACTTTCGGCGTTGTTCACTATGAACATATCGCGCAAACACCATTGCTTGATAAGCAACTGTCATAAAATTACCTCTTGTTGATAATACGCCAGTTTATCTAATAACGGTTCTGTCTCACCGATAGTGACAACAGCGTGTTTAACATCCATACTTTTCAAATTACGAATTGTGAATTTGAAACTTGATGAATCAGCGTCAAATAATTGAGCGTCATGTAAAAATAATGATGGTGAATTGCGACCACCACGAAAATATCTACCATTGATTTTAATAGCAACTGTTTTCATTATTTAGGTTCCTTAAACCAAAGTGATGCGAGATACGCGCAACCTGCTATTTTATGTTCATGTTTAGGTTCCCATGATCCGAGAATTACCCGAATATGTGCGGCGGCTTGTTTAAAATGTACACCTTCTACAGCAACGGGCCATTCTTTCATGCCGTTGAAGAACCAGTTACAGATATACTTATTCCATTCGTTATCACGATCGTAAAACTCTTTCGGGATGTCACTCATTAGAGGTAAAAAGTCACCAATGTTTTTTGGGCCAAATGCTACATCAGTACCGGTAATTTTTTCATTAGGTTGTTTCATTTTATTTACCTTTTGATAATTTGAATCGATTGGTTAATACCGGTTGTTCAGTACGGTTACGGATCAGATTAGGGTTATTGAGCCACTCGTTGGCGTCTGATTCAGAGTTAGCATGGTCGCCGAATTCGTGCCAGCGCTGACCACTTACATAACCTACCCAATTACCGTATCTGTTTTTAGCAATTCGCTTAGCAGCCATCTTATCACCCCTTCAGTTAATTTTTCATCTTGTAAAACAGTCTAGACCGCTTCAGAACCAACGTCAAGAATTATTATGAATATTTTTAAACTGCTGAAACAGTGATACAATCGCTCAATACCCGACTTTGGAAACTCGTACCCGCTATGGATAAATACACCGGCTTGTTACCACAACGTGGAAGATGGGCAGACTGTTACCGCGATGATTACCGTGTGTGGTTGCATGACAAGCCGCGCCCTGATTACACGCGTTGTTTCCGTGACCGTATCGAAATGATCAACCAGCTGCGAACTAACCCGCAAGCGAAAACGATCATGGATAAATATTATTCTACTAACCCGGTGGCATTTGTTCTTGACTGGTGCATTACCTATGACCCACGTAACGCCGGTACCGAAATACCTACAACTATGCCTTTCGGCATGTTCTTGCGCCAAATTGACTTGGTTCAATTCATTTATGAGGCGCTGGAAAAGAAAGCCAAAGGTTTGTTGGAAAAGTCCCGTGATTATGGCGCAACATGGGTAGCCGCTGCTATGTCGGTGTGGATCTGGAAATATCGCAACGGTTCGTCGGTGGGTTGGGGAAGCCGAAAAGAAATTTTGGTAGATAAGTTAGGCGACCCAGACAGTATTTTTGAGAAAATCAGGTTAATTATTCGCTATCTTCCTGATGAGTTAAAACCACGGGGATTTAGAGAAAAAGATCACTGCACCTTTATGAAATGTATTAACCCTGAGAACGGTGCAACGATAACAGGTGAGGCCGGTGATAACATTGGTCGCGGCGGTCGTAAATCTATCTATTTTCTGGATGAAGCCGCGCACGTAGACCGACCTGAGTTGATTGAAGCGTCATTGTCAGCTAACACCAACGTTCGTATAGATATATCGTCTGTAAATGGTATAGGTAACGTATTTTACCGGCGTAGAATGGCTGGCGTAGAATGGGAACCCGATAAAAAGATACCCAAAGGTAAAACATGGGTTCTTATTTTAGATTGGCGCGATCATCCCGGCAAAGATCAGGAATGGTACAATATAGAGAAGAAATCTAAAGAAGATGATGGCTTATCACATATATTTGCGCAGGAAGTGGATAGAGATTATGCCGCGTCGGTACAAGGTGTATTGATTCCTGCGGCATGGGTTCGTGCTGCTATCGACGCTCATATTAAACTTGGCATAGAGCCAACAGGGAAGAAAGTCGCCGGGCAAGATGCTGCTGATGGTGGTGAAGATAGTTCAGCATTAGTTACCATGAAAGGTGTGTTAGTTAATTTTCTGGCACAAGATAACCGTGGTGCTGAAAAAGCCGCGCCGGGAATGCTCGGAATGGCTAATATGATGGGTGTTGACGAATACTGGTATGAATCAACCGGCGTTGGTACGGGTGTAAAAGTTGCGGCAAGTTTGATGCCCGATTTGAAAATGCCGGTTAAACCATGGGTGCCGAATGCAAAAGTTGTTGACCCATCGGGCGATATCATTGCGGGGTCTAGACCGGGCGACCCTGACCGACGCAGTAACAAAGATTATTTTGCTAATTATAAAGCACAATCATCATGGGCGTTACGCATGAGATTCCACCGCACATATAAATGGGTTGTGGAAAACGAACCGCAAGATCCTGATGAAATTATTTGTATCGACAGTAAATTACCGTTTGCTCAACAGTTGGAAGCCGAATTATCACAACCGACTTACGATAATAACGGTGCAGGTAAAATTGCTATCAATAAAAAACCGAATGGTTCAAAATCCCCTAACTTATTTGATGCCTTGGTAATTTGTGCGAGTCCTAAACCAAAGGCAGTAGATAATGAAGTGTTAGGAATGGCGGGTGTTTCTACAGTGGGAACACCTCAATATGGTTCAGTCTGGTGAGGTAAATAAAAATGGCGTATACGTTAATTGAAGCACAATCAGCAATGGAGTTATCACAGAAAGTGGCAGCTGCATTAGGTGGTGGACAAACCATTCAGGGTAACCCCGTGGTTGTGGCAGCGGATAGTTTCAACACTTCTCGTTTCTTTCAAGCTGTAGGTGGTGATCCGTTGCCGTCCACAAGTGCTATTTTAGCCAACGGGGCCACTGTAGCGGTTCGAAATAGTGCCGGGGCAGATAGTCACAACGGGACGGCTGTTGTAGCTGCCAGCGCGGTTACAGGCATTAATTTAGCCGCTACGGTTGCGATGGTTGATAACGCCGATACTGTCACGATTCAGAATAGCGCCGGTACTGCTATTGCTGGTACTCATAACGCCGCTGTGTCTGCCGGTGTGTTATCTAATGTCAAGTTAGCGGCTACAGTGGCTGCTGTGGTCAACGGTGCGACGATAACCGGTGTAACAGGTACTGGCACTACTGCGACTATCTCAGTTGCTAATGGTGTTATTACAGGTATCGTACTGAGTTAATGAAAATGCCCGGCAGGCTGATAACTTACCGGGCATTTGTTTTTATTCTTCCTCACATTCTGGGGGTTCCGGGTCGTCGATATCCCACGATTTACCACATCGTGAACAGTAATACTGATCTTGATAACGTTTTGCTACATGTTCATTCTTCTCCATCTTTTATAATCCTCTAAAATGTCACACAAATCGTAATTAGGTTTACTCAACTTATCTAACATTTCAACAAGTTCATCCATTGGTCGTGATTTATTTTCAACTTTTACCAGTCTGTTATACATTGCTGCAATTTGTAGATCGGAAATATCGAGAATATCACCGGTATCAAGTTCAGCCTGTATCGGTGTACCTACATGTTTAGTCCAACCTTTGATTTTATGTTCAACTATCGGTCTTGGAATAAATGTATATAATTCGGTAGCTTTATTTTCATTGATATAACAATATGACCCGTCATTTAATGATAGTTTATAATTAATAGTGTTTCTGATTACATCTATTGTTTTTGTAACGCCGCAAACTTCTGCCGGTTCGAAGGCTGGTTTCGGAATAAGTTCATTAATCTGTTCAATATCTTGATGTTTCAAATCAACTTGGTTGTCATTTGATAAAACAACAGACACAGCAACATTTGGAAACGGCGAAGGTTGAACCGATTTAATATCTAAACGAGGTTGTGGTTTAAAAAGCTGTTCAATATCTATTTTAGGTTGAGTTTCCAAAAGTGCCAAACGTTTAATAGACGCCATGCGTGCATCAGAATCAGGTTCGGCAATTAGTGCGATAATTTCTAAAGTGTCCATTATTATTCCTTATTCGCTAAATCGTAAAATTGGCCATAGGTGATTTGTTCAAAACCTTTAGGTGCTTTTGGTGGTGTACTACCTCGAGCACCTTTTTCTTTGTTAGGGATGCGGATAAGAATTAATTCACCTTTGGAATCTGTACCAGCAACTGTACTAATTAAAGCAATACCAGAACCGGTAGCCTCACCTGTTGACTGGTATGCGATATTGTATTCATTAACCAACCATTGTTTCAATGTCGGTAGTTTTTTAAGTAAATCATTAACTGGTTTAATAAAACCTTCCAGTTTTTTATTAAGTTCGCGCCCTTCTACCGTGTTCATTTTACCACGGGCAATGATGACTTTTTTATTATTGAGCCAATCGTAACGAACAATTTTTAATTTGCCGTAAGGTATACCGAAATCATAATCGTGAGGATAAGCCAAATACGAAATCAATATTGGATCGTTACCCCAGCTACTTGTTGTAGTAAAACCAACTGCGCCAGAATCTGCCAAAAGTTTTGTTAATACTTCTTCCCGCTTACCTTCAAAATTTGTGCGGTAAAATTCGAGACGCTCTTTCGCCTCTTCTTTTGTAGATTTATAATAAGTGTAATATTTTTCATTGCTCATTTTTCAGTACCTTATTTATTTCTTCATCGTTTCGAAGAGTATGAATGTTACAATTGTCAGCAATCCATTCTGCGCCGATTCTACTGTAATTAACACAGTAATAATTAATTTCCGCTACTAGTTTGCGTTTACCAAAAATAATAAAACGTCGATGCGAATATACACGATGATTTAAAACCGCACCAATATAACAACCATCATCTAATTTTAAATCAAATACGTGTTTCATTGTTCCCCCAATGCTTCTTTGATCGCCAGTTTTGCGTCGTTATAAGCACAGTTACAATCGAAGTTATGACCGTATGGACAAGTACGGTTTACCATATTCTGCAAGGCGCTTAATAGTTTTGGTGCAGCAGAAAATAAAACCGCAGTTTCTCTAAAATCATCAACACCATGAACATAGCAAACTTCACACCCTTCTGAATCCAGCACAGAACCTGTCCCGTCTGTCGTAAACTTATCCATAATTCGTTCCTCTATCTGACATTTAACTTAAAACCTAGTCTAGACCACTTACGGCAATGTGTCTAGAATTATTTTACACCTATATCACTAAAATTATTCGTGGTAAAATCCTTTTAAACTACCGTATCGAGGCCGCATAGAATGGCAGAAAACCAATATGATCAACTAGCCGTAGCCGGTTATCGTCGCGCTGGCGGTCAAGTAATCGATGACTTTTTACCTAAATTAAATGGTCAGTCAGGCCGTAGAATATTACGCCAGATGGCCGAAAATGATGAAACCATAGGTGGCGTATTGCTGGCTATGAATAGCGTATATCGCACAATTCCATGGTATACAGATGCTAGTGATAAAGAAGATCCTGAATCTGTACGCTATGCCGATTGGCTGAATAAAACGTTATTCGAATCAATGGGTGACCCGCGCGGTGCATTACCTGATGACACATGGGATGCATTTGTACAAACATGGACGGACAACGATGTTTTCGGTTTCATGTGGTATGACATTTGGATTAAAGATTTAGACGATGGTTCTATTGGGATTGCCCGTTTAGTCGCAGTGGCACCGGAAACAGTCACGGGATGGGAAATTGAAGAACCCTATGGCTATGTAATCGGTGTTAAACAAATGGGGCCATCTACTGGTATTTCTAAAATAATCCCACGAGACAGATCGTTACATATTATTGCCGGTGTAAACAAAGGAAGTCCAGAAGGTCGCTCTATTTTAAGAACCGCGTATCGTTTATGGTATTACAAGAAAATGCATCTTGAAATAGAATCCGTATTAGCTGAACGCGGTACAGGCTTCCCGGTTTTAACTGTAAATAGTGATTTGAAAAAGATTGCTGCTGACACATCCATACCTGAATGGCAACGGAACAACGCCGCTGAAGCCATCAACAGCTATGAAGAAATGGTAAAGGGGATCAAGCGTAATGAACAATCAGGTGCTGTAATTTATAGTAAGCCTTATCAAAACGTTGATGCTGATGGAAATTTATCTTACTCAAGTGAACAGCAAGTTAAATTAGAATTAGTTACACCATCGGCAAGTAATCCCGTGGATATCGACCGGACAATTAAACGTTTAGATGTAGGTATAGCCCGTGCCTTGTTGGCGGATTTCTTGTTTTTTGGTACAAATGGTAACACCGGTAACCAATCTAACTTAGGTGACCGCACAGAGCTTTGGATCAAGGCCATGCAATCCCGTGTCGAATCAAATACCTCTTGCATTAACCGGCAATTAGTTGATCAGTTATGGAAATTAAATGCGTTTCCTGAAGAATACAAACCAACGTTACGAGCAGGTTCAATAACTAAAGAATCTGCTGATGTACTGGTTACTGCATTGCAGAAATTAGCACAAGCTGGCGCGACGGTATTCCCAGATGAAGAATTACAACGTCATTTATATGAGGAGTTGGGTTTACCAACAGATGGTATAGATAGTGCAGGTGGTGGATTACCGGGGATCGGGGATTAAAGGTAAGGGGCCGATTGGCCCCTTTTTATTACAATTCGAAAATGGAATACAGTTTACTGGCTTCATCACTTGCGGCAACAGCACGGGATTTAACATCGGTATTTGGTGAAGTGCGCGAGAAACATTGAGTATACAGCTGATATTTGTCAGCGTTATCTTTACCTGTAAATGCAACCATGATTTCAGCAGCATCTTTAGCAGATGACGCACGTTCAGTAACTTGTTGCCCCATATATGCTGTATTTTCAAAAGCTAGCACGTATAAGTTATAACGAGTTTCGTCGTCTTTTACAAAATCTACCATGATTTCGGCAGCGGTTTTATCATACTGCGCCAATTTCAAGATGTTGAAACGGATTTCTGTTGGTGTCATTTCTAGGATTCCTCTTAGGTGGTGGTTCTAATGATACTACCATTCATTAGCCAACGTATAGCTAATAATAACCCGCCAAATAGTGGTGTTGTCATAACCGCGATAATTGTCCATATCGTCATGCTACGGCCTGATTTACGACCAATGGCACCAACCAAACAACATAAAAACACATATAAAATAAATTCAAACATTTATACTATCCCCATTGCTATAACACATGAAATTAATAATAAGCAATATAACCAATCATTTTTCGAGTTTGTCATAAGATACACCCATTGCATTAGTTACCATTCGTTTTTCATACCGTTCGCGTAATTCCTGAAGTTGTTTTATCCCGATATCGCAACCATTTATGATATCTTTACAACAATCTTGGTAAGTTTCTTGTTTCGAGTGTTCATAACTAACACAAGCTGGATCAACGATCCGAACACTTGGTAAATATGCTACAAACTGACCAAAGAAATTTTTGAATATGTTCATCATTTTACCCCTGTGCTACCAAGACCACCGCAACGACTATCCCGCGCTACTGGTAGTTTTTTTAGCTCAACAACTGGGGTAAACAAAACCGGCTCCACCATGATTTGACAAATTCGGTCACCATGATTAATGATTTGAGCATGTTTCGAATGGTTGACCAATAAAATAAAGTATTCATCACGGTATTCTGAATCACCAACTGCTACAGAATTTATCAGTGTTAATCCTTGTTTAAGACTCAAGCCCGAACGCGGGTAAATCTTGATACACCGACCCGGATCTACAGCCATACGTAATCCCGTGGGTATCATGGCACGTTCGCCGGGCAGCAGAGCTAAAACACCATCTTTGATACGATACTGCTGTGATTTCTTGCCATAAAAACAAGTAACAGTAGGTTCATGAAAGCAAACACACACATCTAAACCTGCTGATAATTCTGTAGCCCGATAAGGCAAAACTGCTTGGTCACTGATACGTTCGATATAAAGGTTTGTCATTTTTTCACCACAGCAAAGATGATCCAGAAGATAACCAGCGCAACCGCACCAAAGCAGGCACCGACCATTAGTTTAGCAATAAAATCGTAGTCCATTGTTGTTTCCTCGTTTAAATATTTCTTGACACATTACACATCGTCAGCGATGATTGCAAGCACTTTCACACACAACAAGGCACATAAAATGGACAATACAGAATTACCAAATTCAATCAAATTAGAAGAAAAATCAAAGATTTCAATCAATATGACATACAAATCTGCAACTCTAAATTTAGAGTATTCCGATCCCAAAGACCTTGAAAAATTGATAGAACTAATAGAAGGAGAAATTGATGAAAATTGAATGGAAGGTATTGTTTAACAAACACTATCTTTTATACATAGATAAAAAGGATACCAAAATAGCGATCAGGTTTGAATCGGCGTCATGGTCAGTGTTAGATGATGGGAAGGTAATAGATCGTAAAAGCTTTAAAAATGAGTCACAAAAACGGGCAATTCAATTATATAACCAAAGGAAATTTATAAATGAAATACGCGATGATATTAATTACCCTGCTAAGTTTTAACAGTTTTGCTAGTGATTTCCCTAGTGCTGAAGAACAAATAAAAGTGTTATGTAAAGATCATAAAACGCCGGGCCAATGTAAAAGAGCGGCAAAGAAAATGCTGGCATCGGCGTACCGTGTAAATTTTGCGGCTATGGCTTGTACCAATGACCCACGATTGCCATATTGTGATGATATTTTTAAAGACGCCAGCGATTTAGATAAATGGGGTCACTCTTCACCGTGATGTTTTTTATAAGCTTCTAAAGTTAATGCAATAATTTCTTTCCCTTCACTGGTCTGTAAAAACGCTGGTAAGCCATTTAACTTAGTGCTTAACCAGCGTTGATCATCTTCTGACATTCCCGCACCTATAGCCGTCATTAAACTGACGCTCGGAGCCATAGCGGCTATCTGTCGTTGTACCGCAGCACTTATCATGGCTTCAATATTTTGAGCCGGTGCTGGCTGTACAGCGGGTTTACTGATCATCTGGTTAACTTGGTCTAACTGTGATTGAAGCTGCTGTTGCAATTGCTGCAAGTTATAACTCATTTTAAATATTCCTTAAAAAGCGCCCCGAAAGGCGCTTAAATTATTTATTACGCACGAACGTTTGTAGGGCTTGCTGTTTGTGCGCCGGTAGTGCTTGCGCCAGTGTTACCCACGATGACGTTAGAGTTAGTTGCACGGGCAATCTGACCGATTTCAACTAAACCGTGAGCCAAAGTATTCAATGCCTGTGCCTGCTGCTGGAACTGCATCTGATTTTGGTTCTGGTTATTAATCATGTTAATTTCCAGACCATGGCGATCGCCGTCACGATTACGTTCATTGCGTAATTCAGTGATTTCGTTAGCCTGTGTGGTAATCAGACGGTTCAGGTTATCACGATCGATGGAACTGATCAGATCACGAGTTTTTTCACCATCTGCCATGGTTGCCTGAACACAGTTAAACTGATTCGTAGCAACTGCCAGTGCCATTGATGCTTGCAGATTATCGATTTTATCGCCAGTATTCGCGAAAGAAGCTTGCGTTGCTAATTGGGCATTAAAACCCTGATTTTGTAACGCGATTGTCTGTTGCAACTGTTGACTGGTGATATCAGAAGTCGAACCAGCAAGTGCTAACTGAACTTGAGATTCAGCCAGCGGAACAGCGGCTTTAATATCGCCGAGGCTTTGCAGGATGATGTTAGTATCAATAGCACCTTGAAGGTTATTTAGGCCGCTGATCGATTCGCCACCGAAGCCGCGACCTTCAACACCACCGAAGCCACCGAATCCGCCACGGCCTAACAGTGCGCCAACAAGCAGACCGCCGATCATACCACCACCGCCTAGCCCGAAGCCGTCACCGCCACCGAAGCCGCCCATCATTGGCTGACCTGCAAAAACGTTTACTGGTTCACTCATTTTTTCCGCCTTTTGCTTATGCATGTGTTTATGGGTATGCTTATGCACAACACCATCTTTTGTAACTAAATCTTCTTCAATTTCAGTAGCCATTTATTCACCTTTTCGAGTATGTGAGGTACTCGGGAAACATTATGATCGTTAAACGGTAAGAAGATAGAGTTGCGAGGAAATGTGATGGATAGGCGTTACTGTCCGTGTTGTGGAACCAAACAGCATAAGTGCCCGATTTGTGGAGAATGGTTTTCACCGAAAAGAACAGATCATGTGGTGTGTAGGGAACGTTGCAGACAAAGAAAGTCACGAAATTCTAAGAAATAGTGTTAAAATGGCCCTTATTGATTTACATAAGGGCTTTTTTATGTCACGCGATCCTTATCCCGCAATTGCTGAAAAATATAACGCTGAAGTAAAAGCGGCGATCTATCTAATATGGGACACGCTTAGACGGTCTAGGTCACTTTCGGAATTAGAAAACATCATTGCTACACAAGGTGTGGCTGGTGTAATGCAATTACTTTCTAATATGGAAGATGAAGTAACGGCACAATTAATGCCGGTATTAGAACAAGCTATTTTAGAATCTGGAAGATCTGTTATTTCTATTCTTCCAGCCGCTGCTGTTACTGCACCATTGGCTTTTAGTTTAGTATTACCATCGGTGTCATCGTATGTCAGAAATTATACTGGTATACGTATTCGTGAAATAAGCAATGAAACCCGTGAAGCAGTTAGGTTAGCTGTTTCAGATAGTATCGTTACTGGAAGAAGTCCAAAACAAACTGCTCGTGATTTTAGGTCATCGATTGGGTTAACAGTTAATCAGGAAAAAACGGTTCAACGTTTTAAAAAAGCTTTAGAAGTTGGTGACGCTGCTTATATAAATACATTAACTACACCGAATAAAGCAGTAAAAGAAGCCGTAGAATCAGCGGCTAAATTATCGCAATCGCGTATTGATTCTATGGTTGAACAACAACGTGCTAAATACGTCAAATTGCGCACAGAAACGATTGCCAGAACCGAATCACTAACTGCTGTAAGCGTGGGTCAAGATCAGGCGATACGCACGGGATTAGTCACTGGGGCGATATCTAACGAACTTTTGAAACGTTGGCTTTATCGTCACGATGGAAGGGCGCGTGATGCTCATATCAGTACTGGTGAAAATAATGGATGGATACCCATAGACCGACCTTTTACAACGCCGTTGGGGCCGTTGATGTTTCCACGTGACCCGGCAGGAACAGCATCTAATATAATTAATTGCCGGTGTAGGGTTCAATATAGTTTACCTGAAGATATCGGATCTGTTTGATACCGTTCCGGTATGTGAAACAAAGTTTCGTAAGTGTATGAAAATAAACAACTATACCGATTCGGTATTTGTGTCAGGTTAAAGTAACACAAAGTGACACAGTGAAACGCGAATTGTTTGATTTAGTTATACCGTTCCGGTATGTGTCACTTCAAAGTGAAACAAAAACGACAATGTGACACAGAAGTGAAACAGAAAAAAGTGTTAATTTTTAAGAGTTTATAATCTATTTTATACTATGTTTCACTTGTTTCACTTAAAATACAAAACTCTTAAAAAGCTACCAAAGTAAGTAATAATGTATATTATAAAAGTATAGAGAATGATGTGACACACTGAAACATCATTTTTGTGTTAATCAAGAAACAAGCCGGGAGGCAAACAAATGTCCGATGTAAACGTGAAGGTATGCAAAGTTGATTTCGGTAAGCGAATCGTTTTCGGTTGGGGTTCGATTTGTAAAAAACGCGGTGAAGATGGCAAGTTTCAAATCTATACAGATACCGATAATGAACAGTTTCCAGAAGAACCAACATTAGAAGCGTGGATAGATTTCATGAAAGGTGACCACCGGATCATGGATAACATGCATAATGAAAAATCGATCGGAAAAGTTGTATTTGCGTTTCCTTTGACGGAAGATATAGCCGAGGCATTTGGTTTAACTAAAGCCTTAGATCAGACCGGTGTTATTGTAGGTGCCTTGGTAGAAGATGACGAGGTGTTACAAAAATTTAATAGCGGCGACTATACCGGTTTTAGCATTGGCGGTTATGCTGATTATGAGGATGTGACCGAATGAGAACCGACAACACAACAAACCTGCGACGGGCTAAAAAGATGACGATCGGCTTTTTATCTGGCGTAACTGAACCAGCTCATGAAGGAGCGACGGCAAAAATTATGAAATTTAAATCTGAAACTGAAGGAACTAAATTACTCAAGTCAGTATTTAGTTCAGCATTAGCCGAATCAAATTTGCAGCAACAGGTTAATGATATAATTTCTAATGCGTGGCCTTTAAATGATGCATTACGTGAAGCAGCAGAAGATATTGCAAAAGACGACTCAATTATTGATAAAAATGCGGCATTATCGCAGGCAGTGAATGAATACATCATGGCAATGCAAATTGCAGCGCAAGGCAAATTAAATCAGCCTGTATATAAAGCAAAGAAAACAGAAGATGGTGTAGAATTCCCGGCAAGCGATTATGCATATGTTCCTGATGCTGAAAAACCTAGCACATGGAAATTGCGCCTTACTTCAACGCCGGGTGGTGAACCCGACCCACGTATTGTTGGCGCAGCAGTAGCAGCATTAGGCAAAGGGTATCGCGGTAATAAAGTAGAAATTCCTGAATCAGATTTACCAGCCGTAATTAAACGTGTAGAATCGGCATGGTTGAAAGCTAACCCGGAAAAGTCGAAAGACGATCTGCCGGATGTATTAAAAAAAGTGGGGAATGATGATATGTCTGAATTGGAAAAATATAAAGCTCTTGCAAAGATGAGTGACGTCCACAAGACGTATCATGACGCTCTGCCAGAAGCCGATCAAGAGGGTTTCCGCACTATGGAACCTACCGCCCGTGATGCTCTTATCGCGATGAACCAAGATGAATCGTTTACCACTCTTTCTGGTGAAACTATTCACAAATCCAAAGCCGGGCCATTGTTTTCGGTATTGAAATCTCAAGATGCCGAATTAGTAAAAGCCCGTGATGCTGCAAAACTTCAAAAAGCCCGTGAACGTGTAGCGGCTGATTTCCCAGATCTGCCGGGTACAGCTGATGAAAAAATCGCACAGATTATGGCGCTAGATTCATTGCCACAGGATCAACGTGACGCAGTGGAAAAACAGCTGACACAAGCCAACACATTATGGAAAGCACGCCGTAATCCTGCTACTGGCCTTTCTGAAGATATGGGCGATGCTAAAACCCAAATGGCTAAACTGGTCAATGATTGGTTGGCTGCGAATCCGGGTAAAAAACGTACCGATGCTATGAAGGCTGTAGCGAATACCCCGGAAGGTAAAAAAATTAATGCTCAACTGCGAGGTGGCGAATAATGGCTAATAACGGCAAAATTTATTGGAACTTTGAACGGCCTATTCGTGCTGTAGCCGGTTCCGCAGTAACACAGGGGATCGCGGTTGTATTGGATACAACTTTGGGTGATACCAATGGTTGTGTACCACGTTATAAACTGCCGGGTGCCGGTGTGGCGATCGATGGTGTAGCTTTTACGGCACAATCAACAGTTGGCGGATTCTTTGATCTGGTAACTGAAAATGATAAATACATTCCGATCGTTGCTGGTGCAACATTCGGTGTAGGTGTCGAACTGGCTGTAAATGCTGCCGGTAAAATGATTACTGCAACCACTGGCCAGTTAGTTGTTGCAAAATCGGTAAATGCTTCAACAGCAGTAGACCAGATCACAACTGCATTGCGCATTGCGCCATATGCTAAAGCCTAAGCGGGAGAATTAAAATATGCCACAATATCATCAGGATTACCGCGACGTTAATCTAGACCTACCGCTTAGTAACTTTTCGGTTGCTTACTGGCAGGATACTAGTTTATTTGTCGGTACGCGTTATTTCCCGGTTGTCCCGGTTAATTTCGCAGCGGGTACATTTACTAAATACCCATCCGGTTACTTTAGCCGTCCTGTTAACTCAAAACGTGCTGAAGATGGTGTAGCGAATACCATCGGGTATAAAACCACCCGTGGTAGTTATGCCGTTGATGACGATGCGATCCGTGTTTTTATTTCGGATAAAAAACGTAAAAACGTCCAAAACGGTCAAAATCTTGATTTTGAAGCAACTCAGTTAGTTACTGATGTATTGCTGATCAATAAAGAAATTGACTTTACTGAGAAGTTTTTGCAAACCGGTAAGTGGACTAAAACTTTAACTGGTTCTGCTGCCGGTACCGGCACGAATGAGTTTAAATTCTGGGATGATCCAACATCTGACCCGATCGATACGATTCTGGGTGAGGAAGTTGGTTTCTCACTGCGTTCAGGTGGTCGCCCATGGAACAAAGCGCTGATGACACTGGACGTATTTAACGCCCTGTCACGTCACCCAGCGGTATTGAATCGTGTTATTTACGGTGGTAACAATACTAACCCAGCGGCAATTACTAAAGATGCGCTAGCTGCATTGCTGCATGTTCAAGAAATTGAGATCATGCAGTCCGTAGTTAACATGAATTCAGATGGTATCGAAGATTCAGACGGTAACCCAGTTAACGATCTGCAATTCATGGCAAAAGGTAAACTGATGTTGAACCATGTTGTGCCAACCGTTGGTGATATGTCACCAGTTGCCGCTGCTGGTTTCGCATGGAATGACTTTGTGGCACTGGGTGCGGAAAATGGCCCAGCAATTCGTCAGTATCCGGGCGTTGAAGGCCGCCGTGGTAATTTCGTTGAAGCAGAATTTGCTATCGATATTTCCATGATATCACCAGATTTGGGTATCTTGTTTGATAATGCTCTTTCTGCATAATCAGCATTAAAAATAAACTGGCGACTTCGGTCGCCTTTTTTATATCAGAGGTAATTATTATGAAACATTACGATCCTTCTAAAAATTACGTAATGAGTCAAACAAAAGTTATCGAAGGTGAGTTGTGCCAAGATGGGTCACCTGTGCCAGAACTACCGCGCCATACCTTAGATTTATTTCTGCAACATCATATTATTCGTGAAGCACCGGTAGTTGTCGAACCTGAGACACCACCGCCACCGGCAGCACAGGCTAAGATCGAGAAAGACAAAGACGGTTACTTTATCGTGTATGTTGGCGGTATGCCTATGCATAAGCCTGAAACTAAAGGTAAAAAACCAGCGGTCGAATGGTGTGAAAAACAAAATTTGACTTACGATATTTCTTAACGTATTCTTTGTTTGTGAGTTGATATTACTCGAATGAGCGTTTCCTATCGTTGTTATGTAAAGTAGATAGGTGTAGGCCAGCATTATTTATGTCGCCTGATGAAGCTATAGGCAGAAACCGAAAGGTCGCGACACTTCCCCACGCTGGCTACGATGGGAAGATTGCATAACTGACAGCCGGGAAAGACCGGTACACAACGGTATGAATCATTTCCGGCTCGTTAATCATTGTGAATGAATCTTGTCGGGTAGCCACACAAGCCAGAACGCAAACTGGCCCGAGTGGAGTTAAGCGCGGGGAACCTTACCGAGAAAGTGAAGGCTCGGGGAAATGATTCATACCCTTGTGGTAAAAGGGCCACCCGAAAGGGGGAAGGCAACAATAACCTGTTGCGACCACAGTCTACCAAGGTGCTACCTTTGGGCTAAATCGGTCATATGACGCCGGATAAACGTAACCGGCATACAACGCTAACTGTTTTTAATATATTGTACAATGACCCCGATCGGTGGTACAAAGCATTACGATTGTTAGGGTGAGAGTTAAAAGCAGTTAGCATTGTAGTGCACAAAACGAAACATCATTCTTTATTTAACCAATTGGAACGGGGGCGTTTCAGGAAAATTTACGATGGTGTTTCATTTTGTGTCTTTAGCTCAGTTGGTTAGAGCACGCGGCTCATAACCGCTTGGTCACTGGTTCAAGTCCAGTAAGACGCACCATTTTATCAGATTGGTGGAATAGGTAGACACAAGGGATTTAAAATCCCTCGGCTTATGGCTGTGTGGGTTCAAGTCCCACATCTGATACCAGTTGACAAGATAGACCGAAATAGAATATTATTACCGTATTGATTCGGAACCCCGGCTTAAAAACCGCGCGAATTGGTGAATGTGAAGGTTAAGTAGCATCACCCCGCATAGGCGGTAATCGAGGTTTCTGGCAGCCCTCGTAAATTATCCTATGATGAAGTCCCAGTCATTATACCCGCTTCGGCGGGTTTTTTGATTTCTGCTATATTGTCATGATACACTGTTATTTAAATCCCATATCACAAGAGTAGATAAAATGCCAACAGTGCAGGGTGTGCGTTATCTTGTTGCGGTTCCTGATCTGCCAGATGAACAGATCCAATATTTAATTGATGGCGGTTATACTTCAGATATCGATGTTGCAATCGCTCTTTGTGATTACATGGCATCATTGGTAGCAAATTCAACAGATATAAAAGTTGGCCCAATTAGTTTATCAGGTAGCCAATCTGCTGATGCGTGGAATAAGATCAAAAAAGATTTAATTCTGCGTAAAAATTTAGGTGCTGGTGTTCCGGGTGGTGGGTTTGGTGCATTAATGGGAGCTGGTTCGGTAACATTAACAGGCGTAGCCCCACCAGTAATTCGCCGTGGTCAATTTGATAACCCACCTATCACATTAGAGGATTCAGATAATGGATCAACGTGCTAACGTTTTAGATGGCGTCACACGGGCGCTATTGGAGACTGGGGAAGATTTGACAGTTACCCGTAAAGTAACTGTCAAAGACCCTAATAAGCCAACACAGCCCGGTATAGACACAATTTATTCATGGACGGGTCGGGGATATATCTACCCGGAAATAAAATGGGATGCCGGTACACAAACACGAGTAACTACAACCATGGTTATTTTTGACAAACGATCTTTGGTTGTTAATCCCGGATTCCCAGATATCGTTTGTGTTACTCAACTTGGTGATATAATCACAGAAACGAGTGGTAAAAAATATAAATTATTAACTGAACAACACCCCCGATTATTAGGTGATGCAATGGCCTATATTCATCCACTTGGTGCAGCGTAATGAGCAGGCTTAACGATATCAATAAAATAACTGGTGTATTTAAAGATATCAGTGCCGACCTTCGCGATTTTACAGATCGTGAGGTAATTCGTTATGTATTAACCTTGCGTAATATTTTAATCAGTGAACCACCAATAGGTACACCAGTAGATACAGGATGGGCAACCAACAACTGGTGGTTTGCTGAAGGTGCTAGTGCTAACAGTCCAAATACAGATACTGGTAATATCGAAACAAGTAAAGCCAGAATAGATCAAGACACAATGTCAATATCAAGTATAAAAGTAAATGGGCAAACTCTTTATATAACTAACAATGTTCCATATATTGGCGTTTTGAATGGCGGACATAGTAGACAAACACCAAGTGGTTATGTAGAACGTGCCATTCTTTCAGCTGGTATTAAAGTGAGGTTTAACTCATGAATCAGTCCGATGTTTCAGATATAGTTTATAAAGTAGTAGCGGCTTCATTACCTTCTGAAATATTGCCAGAACGATTTACTATTTTGTCAGGTAATATTCCGAATGATGATACTGAAATACCCGGATTAATACTTAGTCATGTTCCCGGCCCATGGGCTATAACTACATTAGGTGGTGACGGGGTATGTCGTAGACGTTTAAGAACGGGTAATATATTTTTACAAGTTCGTACACCCGTCGGATATGGTCAAGACCAATTATGTATAGCAATTGCTGAACAGTTGGGTAATCTTTTCGAGGGACGATGGCAGGATCTACCATTAAAATATACTGGCGTAGATATCCGTGCACAAGGTCGATCTGAGGCGTGGTATTTATGCAACTGTGTGCTAACATATGAATTTGACAACGTAGCTTAGTTTATGGAGAACCGCAACTATGGTTTTTAAATGTACTCAAATACCAGCAGCAGATGTAAATGCTACGCGGCTTTCCGTGGCTAAGATCTGCGAACCAACCAGTTCCACTGAGTGGACTATTCAGCAACCCAACGAAATTACATCATATAGTGCCGATATTACTAAAGTGGCACGTAACCCTATAAGTGTTGATCGTGTAGCACGCAAGGGTACCGTAACTAATTTAGAATCAGCACCTGCATTCCAGCATGACATCACACTTGATGCGATAGAGTATTGGGCTGATGGGTTCCTTTATTCGAAATGGCGGGGCTTAGGTGCCACTGATCTAAGTGTGGCTGATGTTGCCGCAGATGGCTATGTAGTCGTGGCTAATGGTGCATTACCACAAGGCACTTTAGTTTATGCTACCGGGTTTAACGAAACGGCGAACAATGGCTTAAAAACTGTTGGCGCAGCAAGTACAGCTACTAAAGTGGTCGTTGCTGGCTTGACAGTTGAAACTGATGTTCCTGTTACTGCTCGATTACATGCTGTAGGGCGCACCGCTGCTGTAGGTGATGTGTCAATTGACGCTAATGGTGATTTAATTACTACAGACTTGGACTTGACCACTTTAGGTTTAGTGAAAGGTCAGTATATTTACTTATCAGGGTTTACCCAAACCGTTACAAGTAAATTAGCCCGTGTGGGCGATGTGACAGAAAACGCTATTGTTTTGCAAAATAGTGAATTTGTTACTGAAGCTGGTACAGGAAAAACCGTTAGTATTTATATTTCTCAATTCGTAAGAAATGTTGATGTCGGTAGCGCTGATTATGTAAAACAAGATTATACTATGGAAGCACGTTATAATACTGACCCTGTGATATATGAATATGCCCGTGGTGTAGCAGCTAACCAAATGACTATCAATGCGCCATTGAATGATAAAATGACGACGGATCTTACATTTGTCGCACAGGATATGGAAGAACCCGTAACTGTAGCATTACCGGGTATTGGTTATACCAATTACATTGATAGTGAAGCTTATAACACAGTAACAAATTTAAACCGTGTACGTTTAAGTGATATTGATGATAATGGTTTGAGTACATATCTAAAAGATACAACTGTTACTATCAATAACAATGTGGCAGGTGAAAACGTATTAGGTATTGAAGGTGCGGCATTCACTAACTTAGGTAATTTAGATATTACTTTAGATACTGAAACTGTAATGACAAACGGCGCGGTATTAGCAGCTATCCGAAATAACATTAGTGTTAATTTTGAATTAGCTGGTAAAAATGGCGAAGGGATGTTTGTTTTAAACCTACCATCATTGACACTAGGGGATGGTGGAAAAAATCTAACAGCAGGTGAAAAGATTAAAGTCACTGTAACAGGTACTGCATATCAAGAAACTGAATTAGGTTATGTTATAGGCATTAGTTTGTTTAAATATATACCTTAATAAAAGTAACTGGCCCGGCTTTATGTCAGTGAAACGTGTGGTACTGTGTCGGGCAGTACCACACACCCTAACCCGACTAGGAAATTAAAATGAAATTCAATAAATTATCTAAAGCACTCCAACCATTATCACTGTCTGCATCATCTATTTTAGAACTTAATGATAGTTTTAAAATGGTAATTTTACATCTGGCTGTATCTAACCAAGCATATAATGCTCGTTCGGCGGATTATTTTCGTAATAACCCATCGTCAGAGGATTTCTTTACACGGCTTTATAAATCTGATTATTCAGATGATATTATTAATTTTGTGGCTAACGTCATCATTTTAGATTGGGAACTTTCAGATGATGATGGTAATAAAGTTGAATTTTCAGTAGGTGATGCTATTGAACTTTTAAAAGACCCACGTTTCGGGTCATCTGTATTTACAAAAATTATAAGCCATACCATTGTTTCGGAAAATTTCGAAACTAAATGGGAAGAGGAAGTAACAAAAAACTAATAACTTTCCTCCTCTGGATGGATAGCACAGACGGGGATGATCTCGACTGGGTAGCAGAGGGGGCCGCCGCTCGTGGGCAAGTTACACCCGTTATTGTGAAACAACGGCCTGTACTTAGGCCAGACGCTATATTTTATTGGTATGCTTTCCTTGATTTATTGGATCAGCCATGGGTAGCGTGTAATCAGTACGCGGTGTATTATGGTGTGAGTACAGATCTGTTATGGCGGATCATAACCACCATGCGAGCAGCGAGGAAGAAAACACATGGCCCAATATCCAATTGATATTAAAATTGAAACAGCCCCCGCCGAAAGGGGGCTTGATTCTTTAGATAATAAATTACAAACAACTGCAAAATCTACAATTGCCGCTGCCAATGCAGCTAATACCCTTTCTGATGCACAAAAACTAGTTAATGACCAAGCCGTCAAATTAGCTCAACGTCAGGCTAACGCTGCTGCTAAGACTGTTGCCGCTGCTCAAGCTACTAAGGCTATGGCACAGGAACAATCACGCTTATTAGCTACGCAAGCATCTATTGCCCGTCAAGCCGGGGAAACTGTAAATAATCAATCTAAATACATACAGCTTTCTCGTACAATTAAACAAGCCACTGCTGATGAAAAGAAAGCCACCGATGAATTAACGGCGGCTTTAAAACGTTTGCAATCGGTGCAGCAAAATACAGAACAGCCGATCCAAAAAACAAAGACAGCAGTAGATGGTCTAATATCTACTGTAAAACTATTGGCTGGTTTAGCGGTTGCTAACCAAATCTATAACTGGGGTAAAGCATTTGTAGACACTGCTGATAAAATACAGTTATTACAAGCCCGTATTTCACTTTATTCAGCTAGCCAAGCACAAGCCAATGATACGTTTTCCCAGCTTGTGAATATCGCTAACGCAGCTGGTGCACCATTAGAAAATACGGCTCAAGTATTTCAACGTTTTGCCGCTACTGGTCAATCTCTTGGTATTGGTTCGGATAGACTTTTAAAATTTACTGATACCCTTCAAAAATCGGCTGTAGTTTCTGGCGCAAGTGCGAAAGAAGCATCAAGTGCGTTATATCAATTATCACAAGCATTTGCATCAGGACGTTTACAGGGTGATGAATTTAGATCGGTAAGTGAAAACATGCCGGTTCTTTTGCGTATTCTTGCAAAAGAAATGGGTGTAACTGTAGGTGAACTAAAACAACTTGGTAGTGAAGGACAAATTACTACCGATAAATTATTGCTTATTAATAACGCATCTGATGAAGTTAATGCTCAATTTGCGAAAATGCCGCGTACTGTTGAGCAAGCAAGTAATGCATTAACCAATAATTTACAAGTAGCAATTGAACAATTAGATACTCAAATAGGATCATCTAAATATCTTGCACGTTTCTTAGACTGGTTAGCCGGTGGTGTGGCAGATGTTAGCGGTATGATGAAAAGTGCCGCTGAATTAGATAAAATAGCAGGGGCAACAAACCGATTAAATTCAGTAACAGAAGAACGTGCAAAAAATACTAAAGCTATTGATGAATTAGAAGCTAGTATTGCAAACGGTTATACAACTAATACATTCGGTGGTTATACCAAATTTGTAAATAATACATCTGAAGCACAGGCAGAATTAACACGGCGTCGTAAGTTAGATATTGACTTAGCGAAACAGCAACTCAAAGTTGGTAAAGATTTAGAAAATTCTAAACCGATTCCACCGGGTGTTGCTCAAAAAGCAGGTGCATTACAATCCGATATTACTGCTGCTACAGTTAAACCTGTTCAAGATAAAGAAGTAAAAAGAGCACTCAAGACCCAGCAAGAACAGTTAGCTGTTGCCAGATTGAGCGGCGTAGCAGCGGCGCAATTACGTGCCGAACAACGATTAGGTGCGAAAGCGACTAAAGAGGAAATCGAATTAGCTCGTAAAAATGCGGCTGAAATTTACAATCTTACAGAAGCAAAAAAAGCAGATAAGAAAGCGACCCGCGAACAAGAGTCTGCTGCAAAACGTGCACAAAAAGAATTAGAAAGAAATCAGATAGCCAACGCGAAATACATTGACACTTTGAAAGTAAAAGTAGCAGCTGATGCATTGGATTTAGAAGCAACTAAAATTGCTATCCAACTGAAAAAAGCAGAAAGTACAGCCAATGATGATCAGGTCACAACGATACAACGGCTAGTTGCTGAACAAAGTAAATATGCGTTAGCATCACAACAAAAAGAAGCACAGAGTAAGTTAAATAAAAATGCTACTGATAAAGAACGTGCTGCTGTGGATCAGTATGTTGCATCACTTTATAAACAACAGCAGGCAGCACAGGCTGCTAAACAGTACGGCGATCTGACTACTGAGTTAACTCGTGCTTCACAGAGTCCGTTACAGAATGAACTGGCCGATGTGGGTGCACAACAGGCACAGCGTCAAAGTGTTTTAGAACAGGCTCGTCAAGCTGATTTAGTCAATGAACAAGAATATCAAGATACTAAAACACAAATACAAGCAGATGCAGAAAAGCAACGACAAGATATAATGTTAGGTGCACAGGGTATGTTACTCGGCGCATCAGCGGATTTCTTTGGTGCATCTGCCAATCTGGCAAAAAACTATGCCGGTGAACAATCAGGTATATATAAGGGTTTATTTGCTGCATCTAAAGCTTTTGCTATTGCACAAGCAAGTATCGCACTTTATCAAAACGTTGCTGAAGCGATGAAATTCGGGTTTCCGTATAACATTCCATTCATCGCTGGTGCATTAGCACAGGGGACACAGATATTAGGAAGTTTGAGCAGTCTTAACTATGCGGATGGTGGTTATGTTTCCGGGCCGGGAACGGGCCGTAGTGACTCTGTTAGAGCAAACCTATCCAATGGTGAGTTTGTCAGTACAGCACCCGCCACGTCCCGATACAGGAACACCCTTGAGGCAATGAACAATGGTACGTATCGTGAAGGTACACAGACATCGGAACCAAAAGTAACAGTGAATAATTACGGTGGTGACAGGGTAAGAGTAGAGAAAGGGGCGACACCTGATGAGGTTCGTGTGATAGTAGGCGAAATGGTACCTACATTAGTTGCGGGTCAGATCGCAGATCCTTATAGTAAATCTAACAAGTCACTAAACGCGAATTATAACATGGTTCGGAGAAACTAAAATGGATGAAGAATTACCAGATTTCAAATATGGTGGTGAATTTTTAAGACCTGAACGGGACAGCTATAGTTTTGCTAACCCGTGGGGTATTACTTCATCCAGTCAAGCAGGCACATTAAACCGGTTGGGGCGTAGTGTGTTCGGTGGGCCGTTTGATGTAACTTGTTCGGTTATGTTTAATTCACCAGCTAAATTAATTTGGTGGGATGATTTTTACAATTATACTATAGCTGAAGGTTCTAAACGGTTTAATATGGAATTATTGGTGAACGGCATAATTCAAACACATGTTGTTCAGTTGATGGCTAGGCCAAATTTAACAACTAATGGCTGGTCAGGTACACTGAATTTATCTTTACAGGCTGTACCTATATTTGACCGCTGTACCGCTGGAGCACGGCAACTGTTCCAGCAATGTTACGGTGATTGCAGTAAGTCAATGACTGATGCAATCACTGATTTAGGTAAATATTTAAATGGAGTGTGGTGATCATGAAAGATGAATTAAAAGAACTCCTTACTACTGCCACAACCGGTAAAGGTATCTTAGATGGTGTAGAAATACGTCATTCAGCATGGCCTGATTCTATAAGACTATCGGCAGCATATCCCGGATTTATTGGGGTAGAAGAAGATGCTAATAGCTACGAATATCAATATGTACCCATGGCTGTAAAAAAAGCGAGTAAGCAAACGGATTTATCTCAAGACTTCACTTTTACTATTCAGGATCTGAATCAAATAGTAGGTGAACATTTAGACTTGATACCACTTGAATCTGAAGAAAAGCCACAGGTTATACTACGAACATTTGTATATCGTGAAGATGGTACAGTTTCAGATATACAGGATGGCCCTTATGATCTACAGGCTGGGGATATTACTTTTTCACCAGATGGCTGTACATTCACGGCAAGCCCTCCTATAACTAATTTTGCGGGTACTGGTGAGATATTCACTTTTACTAGATTTCCTACATTATTAGCGTATTCGGTATGATTGGTGACATCTATAATACCGACCATTGGAATTGTACACATGAAGTGGCTCAATGGTACGAGTTAAACGGTCTAGGCCAAGTATTAACACCCGTTGCCAAATCAGAATGGGATATACGTTTTATAAAATGGATGCGTAAGCACTTCACGCCTATTGATGAATTAGAACAAGGTGCTTTAGTAGTTATGGAAAACCGTTATGGTGGTGGCTTACACATCGGTGTATGGGATGATGGTATGGTACATCATTGTTATAAACCTGCAAATTCCATAGGTCAAGCGATACGGTCACCATTATATATCGTTAAATTAACACATAAAATCATAAGATACGGGCGATACAATGGCTAAAATATTATATTTTCCTAATCCATCTGAATATATAGAAGCAGAAGCGCCGTTGTTGGGTGACTGGATGTTAGAACAATGGCCGGTTGGTTCAGTTCGCCCACGGGGGATGAAAATCTATAAAGATTCAGTTTGTAATGAAAATGATATTACTCAAAAGTGGGTAACTGATGAATCCGTGTTAATGGATGAAAACGGCACTTATATATTAGTGATCCTTCCTGCTGGCCCTGCTATACCATTCATCCCATATATCATAGCAGCTGTAGCGTTTGTAGCGGCATATGTTCTTGCGCCACGTCCGGGGTTGAATGGGGTAGGTAGAAATAGCCGAGTATCTTCTTCTAATAACTCGTTACAAGGGCGTACAAACAGCCCTAGACCGGGTGAGCGTATTGCGGATATTAGAGGTGGAGTAAGGGCTTACCCAGACCTATTAATGGACTATCGTATTTTCTATGAAGGATCTGAATATGAGGTTCAATTCCTGTGTATAGGGTCAGGGGAATATGATTTATCAGATATACGTGATGGTTTAACACCGGCTAGTAATATAACCGGTACATCTTTATCATTTTATCGTCCCGATAACTCACCGGGAATGGGTTCGCCATATCTAAAAATTGGTGAAGATATCGATTTAAATAAATTCCCAATCATGACGGCTAAATCATCAAATGAGGCAGATGGTTCGGAATTACGACCACCGAACTATAGCAGTGTGCAAAATTTGAATTTCACTTTATATTCGAATGGTAATATAGAAACGACTAGTACAGATGAAAGTACAACATTAGATTGGTCAGATAGAGCACCGATCGGTACAACAATATTAATTACTGATTTTTATAGTTTCGAACCTAATATGGTATTAGGTATTCCCGACGGTACTTATAAACGTCATGATTTATCCGGGGAATATGATGTAGTATTTTCTGGTGAAGATATTTTAAGCTTAGATATAACTGGTAAGGAAACGGACTGGGGTTACTTAAGTTCCACTGGTCAACCTGCGTATCTAAAAGCGTGGGATTTAGGAGGAGGTAATTGGGCACTAGATGACTCACATGGTGGTGCTCAAGTTATGTTTACGCCCATTTTAGACGCGGAAAGACCTTATCAGGTAGGCCCTTATTTATTGGAAAACTGCGATCAGATAATGGTTAATTTGTATGCTCAAAATGGGGTGTATAAAACAGATGGTGATATTTATCCAATAACTGTACTTTGTCAGATGATTTTAACTAACCCAGCTGATCCATCATCACCGGAAATAACCCATGATGTTTCTATATCCGGTAGGTTTTCTGAATCTGTCGGTGCTACTTTGCGAGTAGATAACCCATGGCCTGATGCCGTGAATGTAACTATGCGTCGAATCGATAACACAGATAAAGATTTTGAAGGTTCTGTATCTGATTCTATAAAATGGCGTGATCTATATGCAATCAATAACGTACCTGCCCGAAATTACGGAAATGTATCTTTAGTTCATTCTGTGGCTAAAGCTACAAATGCGGCATTAAAACAGAAAGAACGTAAGCTTAATATGAAAGCGGTAAGGCGCTATAATGGTGTGGCTTATGAAAATATGGCTGATGTTATTTTATCAATGCATACCGATCCTTATTTTGGCAGACGTACATTAGCAACTATAGATGAAACCGATTTAAGATTAGTAGAACAATCATTATTAGATTATTTCGGTGATGTGAGAGCAATACAAGTAGGTTATACATTTGATGATGTATCTACGACGTATGAAGAAGCATTGCAAACAATTTGTTCACCTGTTAACTGTATGCCGTTTCAATTAGGTAATGTTATTCATTTATGGCCTGAACTACCACAGGAAAAATCAGCCATGCAATTCGGCCATGCTTTTAAAGTTCCTGATACAGATAAACGTACACGTAGTTTTTCACCACCTAAAAACTATACAGGAGTGCAAATTAAATATTTCGATCACGACAAATTAAGTTATATGTATACAACAGTTGGTGAAGAAACTAACTTAAATAAAATAGATCTGTTGGCTTGTCAGTCTCTTTATTTGGCTAATATTAAAGCAAACAGAGAAATGAACAAACTCAGATATCAGCGGATTACTCATGAGACAAGCACCCTTAGTATAGGGTTACAGACATCGCCGGGAATGCGTATAGATATGATTGATAATACACGATTGAATCAAACCGAAGGTTATGTAAACTCAGTAAATGGTCTAGTCCTAACTTTATCAGATCCTGTAACATTACAAACCGGTGTAAATTATAGTATCACTTTGACAGGTAGGTTAGGTACTTTGGAAAATATACCTATCACTCAAGGTAATGATGAATTTGAAATAGTATTAGGTTCATCACCATCTGTGGATATTTACACAGGATGGTTTAGAGATAAAACGGCGTATGTTATATCTGCTGATGATTTACGTTCATCCCTTGCAATGTTAGTCCAGTCAATGGAACCATCAGGAAGAGATAACAATTATCAAGTGGGTTTGACATGCATTAATTATGACAATCGTTATTATAAAGATGACAAGCCCCTCTAATGAGGGGCTTCACTTATTAAATTTCCCATACTCCATAGGAATCGATGTAATATGATCCGATTCCTAAACCTGATGAATTTATATCCACCATGATATGTGTTGCCCAAACTGGGACGACTGCCTTTGATGCAAACGACTGTACAGGTTGCCAAACAACCGAACCAGTTAATACAGTTGTACGACTTCCAAGTGTTGAAGAAATTTTTGAAAATATTGGACGACCAAACTGATCATATCCACCTAGTGCAACAAAATAACTATCAGTAAAAACATCACCGGAAATTCCTGATGCCCCCGGCCTTATTGAAAAATCATAGTGACATTGACCGTCGCGGGTTATTGGCGCAATTAAAGCTATACCGTGGTTAGTTGACGCTGTTGATTTAGTAACCTTTAATGACTGATTACCTACTAAAGCAAAATCGGTACTGTTAGATAATGTTATGTTATCACCACTCGTGCGACTGGTTACCGCATTATTTACACGGCGAATATACCAGTCGTAAACAGTAGCTGTTTCACTTGTACCATCTAACACCAAACTTTGTAAATTAGTCTGCTTTACTGAAGTTTGTATATTACCACCACCACTTTGAACTTGCGTTCCTGTTTGTCTAAAAACGCCACCGCCGGTATTGATAATGCCCGTTGCCGTGCGCATATTTTGCGACATACAGTTAGTAAAATAAACACCATCGCCAGTGGCGTTTGTCTGAACGAAATAGTTTTGTAAAGATCCAGCACCTCTAAAACAAACCTGTTTAACACCGTTACATGAGATTCGCGATGTTGCGGCAGGGCCTGCAACATACCAAGGGCCTGTAGCTGGATTAGCAGTATTTTCTTGTTCGTGGTGACCGCCTGTGAATGTTACATATCCCGCATCTACGACTGCAACCTGACCCGCGTAGTCAACAGATGTTCCGTGGAAATCAAACCCACCATTACCATTTGCGTTATAAATAGCAGGCCCAGCACTAACACCTAAAGTACATCCGAAGAATGAAATATTTTCACCGGAATTAGCGTAACCTGAATCCATACCTACACAATACGTATTGCATCGTAATATATAACATCCGAATGCTTTAATTATATAGGCGTTCTGTCCATACGATACACCTTTTCCAAATTCTTGTATTTGTACACCGGCCCATGAAATATTACCTAAAGCACCTTCTGGACTATGCCAAAAAAGGCCAGTTGTATTAGAGGATCGACTTGGGCCTCTAACATTAACCCCTTTTAATCTAAAGCCATCAAGAAATGGTAATCCATTAATTAACGTTTCTGCTGTGCCTGAGTTATAAGCTCTGATCCAATAGTTTCCGGCAACATTCGGTATACCTGTAGCATCAATAACTACACCATCTGCTTCACCGACAATAGTGACATAGGCTAAATCGATATCTGTTTGGGGAGCAGTCCATGGCGCGAAATTTCTAGATAACCTAATCTCAGTACGTTTGTGAATAATCGTTTTAATAATTGTTTGAGCCGCGACTAATTCATCACGGGATGCTACTCTTATGTATCCTTCTCTTAAATAGTCCTGCAAGAATCTTTCTGGCCCCGAATAGGGGGTAAATTTAGAAAGATTGGCACCATTTGAGCTAGCCATAGCTGCACGTAATGATGCATCACCTACGCCTACCCATGCACCAAGTGCTACACCACCTGATGTTGCCGGTGTAGACCCAGCTGGGACTGTTTTAGGAAACATCCCATCCCATCGATAATATTCACCATTGCCACCATCTGCTATTGCCCATCTTAAAACTTGATTGGGTAAAGTAAGAGTTGCACCAATATTAAAACTATCAATTAAAATATAACCAGCTTTAGAAATAGCTTCGTAATATAATTTCTCTAATCCATCCAATGTTAAATTTGTAAAATTACCATCCCCGATCGGATCAGTTACTGAATCCGCTTGATTATTTTCACTGTCACGGCTTTTAGCAACGTGACTTATATGATCTATCGACTGTTTGGCAATGATTAAATCATTTTTTGTAGGAAACCCGTCACAACTAGCCATAACATAAACTCCTGATGATTGTTCAAAACGTGTTTAGTTTATCATATACTGGGGTTAAATCACCCATATAGAGAGTCTTAACCTATGTCAGATGCCATTGAAAAATCCGTTCTAAAATATTGGCCATTAGCGGCCTTTTTTATCGGCTTGGCAGTCCAGTATGGCATGTTCCAGAAAGCCTTTGAAGAACAATCAAAATCAATAGAAGGTTTAAAATCATACACTAACAACACTTACGGGCAGGTTAAAAAATTAGAATCCCGTGTGGACATCCACGACATCAAATTGACCTATCAATCCGAACAGAACGTACAGGTTTTAAGCAGTGTAAAAGAGTTAACCCAAAGCACAAGCGATCTACGTGTTGCAGTAGAAGGGTTCCGAGCACAATTAGCAGCAGAGGCCAAACGAAATGAAAAGTAAAATCGTTTCAAAAATCATAGCTGGGGTACTAGCCGGTACCCTCACAGCTGCGGGTGGCTTAAGCCTATTCCTTGATGAAAAAGAGGGTACCGGTTTAAGCAAAGATGGTTATAGCTATGCATACCGTGATGGGGGTGGTATTTGGACGATATGCCGTGGGGTAACGTTCATTGATGGTAAATCCATTACTAAGGGAATGAAACTCAGTAAGAACCAGTGCGATTATTACAATAACATTGAGGCACAAAAAGCGTTAGCATGGGTAAATCGTAATATAAAATACCCATTGAATGATATTCAGAAAATCGGCATCGCCTCATTTTGTCCTTATAACATCGGCCCGGCAAAATGTTTTTCATCTACTTTTTATAAAAAGATAAATGCAGGTGATATAAAAGGCGCATGTGAACAGATCCCGAAATGGATTTATGATGGCGGTAAGGATTGCCGAATACGTTCTAATAACTGTGCGGGGCAACCTGTGCGCCGGGCTGATGAATTGGAGTTATGCCGTTATGAGTAAACTTGTTCCAGATTGGAAATCCTTTTACAAGATGTGGTCAATTTGGTTAATTGCTATAGCCACCATAATAGAAGGTGTAGACCAGTTTTATAGTGATTATTTCCCATGGTATATTTCATTTATCATGATGATTTTAGCAATGGTGGCTAGACTAATTTCACAAAGGCAGGTAATAGAATGGGTATTAAATCATTTCTCATTGTTTCGGCGCTGGTTGTGGTTGCTTTTATTGGTAGCTGCTATCTTGCTTACCAGAACGGTTATGATGCGCGGGATAGTTTGGTAAAAAGTGAAAAGTTAGATCTGGCGGTACAGGAACAACAGCGGCAATTAGCACAGCAACAAGTTGCCGATACTGTGCTAAAAGGATTAAGTGACTGGAAACAAAACACCGAAACTATTGTAGAGAAAACTTATCATGAAAAAACCAATCCAGTTTTTGTTAATATCTGTGCTACTGATGACGCTGTTAGGTTGTTCAACGAAAAAACTAAAGCAGCAACAACCCGTTTATCAAGCGGCATTAATACAAAAGTGCCAAATAAATGATTTGTACGAAATGAAGGGGGTAACTGGTCTAGACCTTTTTAATACTGCTGAGTGGTACCGGGATAAATATATAGAATGTGCGGCGTGGCATAATGGATTAGTTGATGCGATACAACAGCCCCGTTAAGGGGCTTTAACTAATTCATGAATCTGTGTTTCTTTCCAGTCTGATCCTACTGGAATTTCACCACGATAAACAAACAAGCGCCAGCCTAACACGCCTTTATTATCCATTGGTACGTTTATACCCATCATCATTAAAGTAGCGGGTAGTTGTTCCCGTGTGCATGGTAATCGGCAATAACGACCAGTTGGTAAACGTTTTGTTGTCATTGGATCAAATTCTACGATTGTGCACATAGTTAAATATTCTCTATATTTTTTGCGGTGTGTTTGATAATCAGAAACTTTAACTGAACGGTTTACAGCTTGTCCTATTTTATTAGGATCGAATACAAACATAACTTGAGATCTATCATTATTTTTTCCCGGTTTTCCTGTATCTGGATCAATAAATGAAATGCGTCCCTCAAACGTCCAAAGTTCAGCACAGTGTTTTAAAGCGATATGATACCATTTTGAACTAGTCATAGCATTGACGAGAAATAACGATCCCACACCTTCTTTTACTGTTTTAACTAGTTTATTCGCCCATGGTGTGGGGTCAGAATATGGGGGATTGCACCAGATATAACCCCCGCCATTTATTTTTACAATACTGGCCCAATCATATTTTAAACTATCACATAGGAACAAATCAGTTTTTGCATTTTTCCCGTCCGTGCAAACATCTAGGATTAACGGGAATTCCTGTTTAATATTATCGATAAAATCATACGGGGTTTCCCAATTATCCTTAGCCATTTACTGGAACCTGTGTAACAGAATAATAAACAGGAATTCCCAGCCGTTCGGCTTCAGCAATTTCTGCAATAGTACCTTGAGATCGTAAATAGTTAGGTACTACTAAAACACCATCACAGCGGCGCATCATTTCCATAGTACCATCTAAATAATATTGACCCGGTACATTGATTAATCCAGCGTCGTAACCCCATAGGGCCGTGTTCATATGTGGAATTACCGGGTAATAGTTAGGGCATTGTAATGTTAATTGTTTACCTAAATTTTCTGCTGCAAAGATGTTTCGTTGTGTTTTTAATGCACAAGTTGCGCGGTATGGTCCAGCTATATAAATAAGTTTCATACAACCACCGTTAACATGAATAAAAATAAAACTAATGTTACTCTATCACTTCTTCATTCCATTCAGCATATCCCAGAATAGAGCAACACGATTAGGATCAGATACAATACTGGTAAGAGTTTCACCGCCATAATGCCAACCCCAGCGGACCGATAATTCGCTGATATAAAAACCGTGAGACTGTGCAATTTCTGATAATTCACCGGGCTTTAATACATCAGTACGTGGGGTACAATTTAACATGCCGGTTAATGCATCGTTTAAACGATACGGTTGAAAATAGTTGCCGGGCCGTTGCCAGTTATTAATAGTTTGTTCGGTGACACCCCAACGTTTAGCTAAAACGATGCGTTCATTTCGTGGTAAATGAGCAACAAACGGTACTTTAAATTGACGTATTTCATCACTTTGTTTGAAATATTCATCAGGGATCAGCCTAAAATTATCAGTGTTATCTACATAAAAACCTTTACTCACACAGTCACGTTCAAAACCATCAGCGCGATGATAAAGGTTACCTATAGTAAAATCACCATGTGTACCATTTTCATTTTTATAGATATAATTCATGATGTTGTTAATCCTCTGTTATCAATGCCGACATTTTACAATACGTCACGAATTATTGCAATGGTTTTACAAGCTTTTCAGCTTCTGTGATATAAAAATCATAATTCAGATTGTCCCTACGAGCCTTAGCGATGTTATTGCACTCATGGACTACATAGCCCTTACAAATCGCTTGTGGGCGTTCTACACCGGGTTTCTTGGGCAACGGTGGCATTATCTTCTGCATGGGTTCACCATCGGTTGCGACATAATAACGTGTTACGTTCTGAACCTGCCGATCGCCAACATAAAGCCGATTCGTTTTTGGCACTTTAGCCAACATCATAAAATCATGGAAATCTTCATGACTACGGATAAATTCGCCGATATCTTTACCGTGAACTAATGCAGCTTCAGCAGCGCGGGCAACAACCTGCATACTGTGGTTTTGATGCCAGCCTAAATCTTTACCATAGCCGTAGGCACCTTTTCGTTTCAGTTCGCCTGTTTTTGCGTAACGTGCGATATAACTATTTACGTCCCTGATCCACATATCACTATATTCATTTTGTTCTAATTTTAATTTAGTGAATTCCATCCACCATTGGCGAATAGCTTCAACCTGTGGCAAAAACACACGAGGTACATAATAAGTTAAGCCGTCAGTATTTGCCTGTATTAACATTAATCCCGGAACTTTAACTAACTGTTCTGCTAACATACAAAGTAATAACTGACCATTTAAAGTAATTTTCATAGTAAATGCGGGATCAAAAAATGGGCTATATTTACTGTTACTATTACCATATGTGCCATTTAAACCCAGTTTTACCATTTTGTTTTTGCTTGTTCCTTTTGCAAATGTTTTTCTTAATTCGAATAGATGTTCGTAAACGTCACAAAAAATAGGGCCTAAATGTTCCGGATACCAACGTTGAGTAATAGCCAGTTTCGGATAATATGATTCTACATCATCATCCATTATTACATATTGATCTGTTGATTTCACATGACGAGATTCTACAGAACCATGTATCCCACCTAGACCGAATACGAAATCAAAACCAGCAACACGGGCGATTAGATTTTTAAACACGCCTTTTGTTTCAGTAATAGTTTGGGACGAAATCCACGCATGAGTGTGTATAAGTGATTCAGTTTCGAAACGGATAGACGGCAATAATAAACTGCCAAGGTCTAATTGGTGTCGTGGTGTACCCCCTTTTTTAATATTTATAACACCTGCTTTTTTTAGTTCTTCAATGAAGAATTCTTTACCAATATTTGTATCGCTATAGTTCATTAAGTTTTTTTCAAATTCGGCACTCAATTCGGTTCTAAAATCTAATTCTTCTTTGCTATGACCGTGGAAATCATCAGTTGCATCGATATCATGAAACATGTAGTTTCTAAGATGATCGATCTGTTCAGATGTTAAATAAGTCCCCGGCACATAAGGCAGGTCCTCGATAGTATCCATACGCATTGCAAATTCTAGTTGCTTCAAACTGGTTCTTTTTGCCTGATTGTCGAAATGATGAACTTTAAGTAAATCTAGTTGTTTGATTAACCAGTCACTTTCCCAAAGCATATTTGCAAATTTATCATCACTGTCTTGGCGTGCGAAAATAGAGCAAGATTTTGCATAAATATCACTATTGGTTACATATTCTATATTAGTTAAAATAGTATGTAATACCGGGTAATCGTAACCAATATTATTGTAACCAACTACACGCCCATTGTTTTCACGTAAATATTCACACCACGCAAATAACGCAGCGCGATCATCACGGCGGAACGATATTTCAAAAACATATCTTGTTCCTGTTTTTTTATGTTTAGCGCCGAATAGGAAACAGTTCGGGTAAACTTCCTCATCATAAATATAATCGTCTGGCTGTGTCATAGTTATTAAAAACGCCCCGTAGGGCGTTCTCCTTATAGTGGTATATTATCCCAGTTTGTTATATCAATATCCGTTACCTGTGAGAAAGTTGTTTGCCGGGGCAGTCGGTGGCAACATCATACCTTGTTGAATAAGTTGTTCATCAGTCCAGTTAGCAGTACGATACGCCTCATAAGTAATACCATTAGCCGCAGCAGTCATAACGTGCTGTGGTGCCGCTGCTGGTGCAGGAGGCGTAACAGGGGCCATTGCTGCTGGTGCAGGGACACCACCCGGTGCTGGAGGCGTAACAGGGGCCATTGCTGCCGGAGCAGGAACACCACCCGGTGCCGGAGGCGTAACAGGGGCCATTGCTGCTGGAGCAGGGACACCACCCGGTGCCGGAGGCGTAACAGGGGCCATTGCTGCCGGAGCAGGAACACCACCCGGTGCAGCAGGGACAGCAGATGCTCCGGCAGGCATAGCAATAGGTGTATTAAATACAGATGATGGTGCCGGGCCGCTTATGATCTCTTGTCCTGCAAAACAGAGTTGAGCCATATACATGTTAATATAAACACCAGCCTGATTACCGGTACTTTCATTAGATGATGAACTGCCACTGATACGGTAATAGTAACCACGTTTGGCTTGCTGTGGATCAATCACCGCTGTATTTTCTGGATATTTATAAATCGGGCAAGGATCAATAGCTACGTTGCGTGAGAATCCAATGACCCAATGACCGGGATAGCCTTCTTTAGCCGCGTGTTTAGGATCGTCACCATTGATAATTTTCCATGCGAATGTTGGTTGCGACGCTTCACCATTGGTATAAAAACCAGCGGCACTACGAATAGCAGTAAATACAGCGCCTAATTCGCCTTGTTCTTCCCACCAGTTAGCCGCAGTTTTTGGAAACGCCAAACCTACCCACCAGTTATATTTTTTTTCTTCCAGTGGTTTGTTGTTATGATCGGTTTTATTCAGTTCAAAGAAACTACCGCCAACTAAACGGCCAACTGGAGTTGTAAAATCAAAACGAGGTGCTTTAGACATAATCATGATTCCTGTAATTAAATTGCGCCAGTTGGTTTAACAGGCACGGTGTTAAAAGTGGCAGCTACTTTATTTTCAAATCCTTCAGCCTGATGTGTATCAGGAACTAAAACTAAAGCACCAGCCGGTTTAGTTGTACAGTCGTTAACTATATTTTTAGGCAATAATTTTTCAAGTTGGGTTAATGGTTTTAACGATTCCAAATATAAATCTTTTGGATTACCTCCACACATCGTGAACATCGCGACTAATTTTTTTTCATCAGTCAATTTACGCTGCGTTGTTTTTGGTATTAGTTTCCATCCCGGTAAAGTCTGTCCGTTTTGTACATAGTGTGTACCTTGTGCATGTAATGCGCTACGTGCATCACCTGATCGAGTATGTAATAGATCCATCAACTTTAACCTCTCACCAACTTCTGATGGTGTTAATGATGGTGGTGCATCTAATACAGTCGCCAATTTGATCACCTCTTCATATAACGCAGGACATGACCCGCGAGCTTTACAACGTTTGCAATGGTCACCAACAACTAATGGCGCATCTTCACGATGTGCTAATAAATAGGCATTTTTAAAAATACCGGCCCATTTATTTAAAGTGTTACGGTCGAACCGCCAAGATCTTACCGGGCCGTCAGCAGAAAATGCCCGTGGTTGTATGATGAAAACTATGATGTTTTCTACTACGTCTTTAGTTGCCGCATCTAAAGCGTAATATATCATTTGCATATTTTCGACTACTTCCACGGGATCAAATCCAAACTTATAATCCCATATGTATAAAGTAGCGGTTACAGGGTCGTAATGCCGATAATCAGTAATTTGGCGATAAACAGAAGGCATTAGCCAATTAACAAAAACTGAATATTCAACATTCGTTGATAAAATTGATTGATTACCTAATGAACAATTAGATAAAACAGATGAAATATGTTCTAAATAAAAACTACCGCCTTTATGCATTTCATCTGTTATTTCAATTTCATCTTTTACACCTATGGTCACTGGGATACCGCGTAAATAATTAGCAGCTACCCAGTGACCAACAAGCCCTTCTAAAGTGCTTGTTTTTTTAGGTTCTTTAAAATCTACTCTTGCTGATAGTTGCGGTTGACCGGCGCACTTAATCCATATGTAACTATGTGATGCTGGGAATGTTAGATTATGTGCGCCCATGATTAGAAACTTACCCCCATTGATTTTTTAACTTCAGCGGCACTGAGTGTTGCCATACTATCAGCCGGTGCTGATTCAATTGCTTCAACCAATTTTACAAAACTTTCCAGTTTATCAGCCGGGGTTTCATGAATCGCGGCAACACCATACAGTGCTAACAGACGCGGTGCGATTTCACCGGCTTTTGCGCCAATTTCAGGATTGCTGAACATTTTCATTACCGCACTCTGAAGCACATCGTGAGTATAAACAGCGGTCACTGTGGTTTGTGCTGGTGCAGGTGGAGCGGGTACAGCAGCAGGTGGAGCAGGAACTACTGGGGGTGCCGGTACAACAGTAGGATCAGCGGTCAATACTGGTGCGACATAACCCGCTGGTTTAGGAATGAGATTTTCAGGGCCGGTATAAACACCCGCAGCATGAGCAGCGGCGATCAGTTCAGTTTGGGTACGTTGGAAGAACGTTTCTTCTACACCTTTACGTTTTTTCCACTGGCCTGTACCTTTGGCGATCTTTTCCGCAGCGTTGGCGTGAATACGCTGATCCCACGGTAGACCCCATTTATCAAGTTGCCCGGTCATATCAGGTAAAGCTGCACCCGGCAAATCGTCATCACTTGAATCGTCAACAGTTGGTGTAGCTACTACAAGCGTTGGAATACTACCAGTTGTAACGACACTATCCGCCGCAATAGTACGAGCAGGACCAGCACCGGTTGCGATAGCTGCTGCTAAATTATTGATTGCTGTTTCAAGGCCGGGCGCTTCAACTACCAGTTTCAGTTCAAACATTGTGTTGCTCCATTAAAGTTTTTGTTTGTCGGGTTGACGAGATAGAAGTTAAAACATTTCTTAACGGATTGCAAATCTTTTTTTACTGCTCTAAGATAAGGCCCATCAAACAAGGGTGAAAACAATGTCAAAATTTCCACTACGTCACTACCAACAAGAGTTTTGCGACAACATTAACGCCGCGTGGGAATCCGGTGATAAAGATGTTACTGGTGTTTTGCCTACAGGTGCCGGTAAAACACGCTGTATGGCTGAATTAGTTAAAGTAGACGGCGTGAAAGTAATTCAAGTTCACAGGAAAGAACTCGTTTCACAAGTCGCTATGGCTATCGCTAAAGAGGGATTAGCACACCGTTTTGTTGCCGCAACACCTACTGTTAAGTTTTCCACATCGCAGCAAATGAAAAAGTTGGGTTACAGCACTTATGCGCCCAATGCTGATATTGTAATTGCAAGTTCACAAACTTTGATAAACAAAAACAATGAACGTTGGTTCGATGGTGTAACCCGGTTTTTTACCGATGAGGGTCATCATTTAACCCGCGATTCTACATGGGGACAGAACCGGCTTAAATTTAAAAATGCAAAAGGTTTAGCACCTACTGCAACACCAATCCGCGCAGATGGTAAAGGGCTGGGGCGTCATGCTCAAGGATTCGCAGATCGGTTAATTATTGGGCCGAGTATGCGCGACTTAATCGGTCTAGGCCATTTAGCTGATTATCGATTAATCATGGCTGAAACTGATATTGATTTGACCGCTGATATGATCAGTTCGACAACGGGTGATTACGTACCCTCTAAGCTTAGTAAAGCCATGAAGGCATCAAATATTGTTGGTGATACCGTTTCGACATGGAAACAATATGCTGAAGGATTATTAACAGTAGTATTTACTGACAGCGTTGATTCATCTGAAGCATTGGCAAAAGAATTCCGCGATCAGGGCATCGCTGCCGAGTCTATTAGTTCCCGTGATAGCGATGAAGAACGGGCCGCAATTTTAGAACGTTTTGAACAACGTCGCACCCTTGTTTTAGTTAACTGTGATTTATTTGGTGAAGGTTATGATTGCCCCGCAATGGAATGTGCGGTTATGGATCGCCCTACTCAAAGTTATAGTTTATTTACTCAACAATGGGGTAGGCCATTACGACCCGCGCCGGGTAAAAAAGCACTCATCATTGATAAAGTTGGTAATGTTCGCCGGTTCATTGCCCGTGGTTTTCCATTGCCAGATGACCATTATAGTTGGTCATTAGATTCAAGGGATAAGAAAAGCGATTCACCATCCGATGATGATAAAAGCAACACAGTTTGTACAAATAAAGGTGATAAAGAAAAAGGTATCGCACCATGTTTACTACCTTACCCTGCAACACTTTCACGATGCCCATGGTGTGGTGCTGAACCTATTAAAATAGAACGTCATGGCCCGGATCGCGTTGAAGGTAATCTGCGTGAATTAACACCACAAGAGTTAGAAGAATTACGCAGGGCTGTAGTGATTATAGACCGTGACCCAAATACAGTTAGGGATTCTATGTTGTATGCCGGTGCTTCTTCTATCGCCGCGTATAGCGCCGCTAAAAATATCCGTGAACTTAATGATGCTCAATTAACGTTACGAAATACCATCGCAATGTGGGCAGGATATCAGCGTGACAGAGGTATTTCTGATTCAGATGCTTATAAATATTTCTATACAAGTTACGGCGTTGATGTGTTAACATCACAAGCTTTAGGAAAGCGCGAAGCTGCCGAATTAAATAAAAAAATTCTTGGGGATATGATGAAATGAACGATGTGATGATCGATATTGAAACGCCGGGAACTAAACCGGGTTCCGCAATCCTTACCATTGGCGCGGTGAAATTCGATCGTGATGGTACAGTAGGTGACAAATTCTATGCCCGTATTGGCGCACAGGCTTTAATGTATGGGACATCCAGTGTAGATACTTTGAAATGGTGGAAAACCCAACCACAAGCTGCATATGATGAAGCATGGAATGGCACAGAAAACCCTTTTGAAGTTGCTCAACGTTTTACAGCATGGTTAAAACAAAATAGTAAAAACATCATCCCGTGGGGCAATGGATCAGTTTTCGATATGGTATTGCTTGAGGCATGGTTTGATAAAATGGGTGTTGTTTGCCCATGGAAATTCTGGGATATCCGCGATGTACGAACTGTTGCTGACCTGTCTGGTATTGGTCCAAAATCTATTATTCGTGAAGGTGTTCACCACAATGCATTAGATGATTCGTTGCATCAAATTAAATACCTCTGTGCTGGTTTTAAAAAACTGGGGGTGGTTTAATGTTTATGTTAGAAGATTGGCAACGTAAACACGGTATCAGTGATGCAGCTATGGTAGATTTATTTTATGTTTTTCAACCCGATGGTACACGTCATGAAGATGGTAAAAGTGAGTCTGCAACATCCCGCGAATGTGAATTAATAGCGGCGCGTTATGGGCAAAGATTATGGCGAAATAATAGCGGAGCCTTAAAAAATGAAGACGATGTAATGATACGCTACGGCCTAGGAAACACATCGCAACGTATTAACACTGTGATGAAATCCAGTGACTATATCGGTATTAAAACGATACTGATTCAACCTCATCATGTTGGTACAAAAATAGGTCAATTCATTGCCGCTGAAATGAAAAAGCCGGGCTGGCATTTGATACCCAGTGATAAACGCGGACAGGCACAAGCTACCTTTGGCGCAGTAGTCACTCATTCAGGGGGATTGTTTAATTTTATCAGCCACCCTTCACAATTCGAGGAAATGTTAAAATGAAATATGAAGATCGTGTCAATCGCTTAGAAAGTGTAATTAACAGTAATGGTATTGATACAGTGGCTAAAGAAATGGGGCTTACCACGGCACACATTACACGTAATTTATTAACTGGGAAATCGGCTATTAATTTAGTAAAACTTGTATCTGTCGAACGTAAGCTTTCTAATAAATCTTGACGGATTGCACGATTTTGTGTTAAACTCGTAATTCGTAATTTCACTAGGGGCTTGTCAAATGTCAAATGTAGAAATTAAATTAACTGAAAATTGCACAGTTGGCAGCTTTGTAAAAGTTGATGGCACTGTATTAAAAGGTGTGGTTGATGTAAAAGTTGACGGTACGGTAAATGAAATTCCAAAAGTTTACGTCGCGTTACAAGGTAATACAGAGTTATCGTTAGTTGCTGAAATATATAAAACATTAATTTTCAGTGAATCAGAATTATCTGATATTGGTTTTCGTTTCAGAAATATAACGGGTAACCGTGACCAATTAGGTAATAAAACGAATTCAGATATTGGATCGGCTATCGTTGAAGCCATAACAGGTAATAAAGTGGTGATTAAATGAACGGACTTCACCAGCGTAAAAACTGGATCATGTGGAAGTTGGAACATGTAGAAGGCCGTCCAAAGCCTACTAAAGTTCCGTATAGCCCAAACACCGGTTATGGTGCCGATTCAACAAATCCTGCTCATTGGTCTGATTATCACACTGCGTTGAATGTGGCACGTGTAACAGCAATGACCGGTATCGGATATATGATATCGGAGTATGACCCGTATTTCTTTATCGATATAGACAACTGTTTGCAGCCTGATAATACATGGTCTGCGTTTGCGTTAGGTATTTGTAATCGCTTCCCCGGTGCTTATATTGAGGTTTCTCAATCTGGCACCGGCCTACATATTATTTGTAGTACATCAGAAGTGCCGGAATCATTTAGCTCATTGAATGATCAGAAACTAGGGCTTGAAATGTATTATCGGTGGCGTTTCGTTGCCATGACGATGCAGGGCCAAGGTGACCCGGATGTTGATTGCACAGCCGGTGTTTTATCAATGATATCTGATTATGGTCGTGTAGCCAGTGATAAGAATCCAGATAACTGGACAACGGCACCAAGACCAGATTGGGATGGCCCTACCGATGATGAGGAACTAATTCGGCGTGCTCTTGAAAGTAAATCAGCTGGAACAACATTTAATAATAAAGCCAGTTTTAAGGATTTATGGAATCGCAACATTGAAGCTTTATCAGCTACATATCCGAGCGATCAGGGAAAGGAATTTAACTTTAGTTCTGCCGATATGGCACTTTGTTCACATCTGGCATTTTGGACCGGTTGCAACTGCGAACGTATAGAACACTTATTTAATAAATCGGCGTTAGTCCGTGGTAAATGGTCAGAACGTGCTAAATATCGTCAAGACACCATTTTAAGTGCTATCGATCGCTGCGACGTTGTTTATAAACAACCGCCGAAATTAACCACTGAGTTAATGAACATGGTTCAGCCTGCGCCTACTTTGGTTGTGCCAAATATCGAACCAGCCTATAGCCGTGTGTCGCCCGGTGGTAATTATGCGCAAAACCATACTGTTAACGCGGCAACATTTGTACAAAACTATTACCCCAACAATACGTTAGTATTTGTTCAACAACAGCCATATCGCTTTAACGGTAAGGTTTGGGAACGATTTACAGAAGATGAATTAAAACACCAACTCACTATGGCGATGTTAGCCAGTGAACCAAAAGCCGATGTTATTAACGGTACATTCAAAGTATTGAGTTATTTATTTACTCGTTCAGCTATCGTATTAGGAACATGGCCGGGCCGTGATACATCACACTTGGTGGTTTGTCAAAATGGTATTTTAGACGTTCATACAGGCGTGTTAGAACCGCATAACGCGGCTTATTTCACTACTGGCATGTTACCATATAATTACGACCCCGCTGTTAAAGCGCCACAGTGGTTATCGTTCTTAGCCGGTACATTGGAAGGTGATGCCGAACGCATTGGACTGTTGCAGGAATGGTTAGGTTATATGTTAGTAACCAGCTATGAATATCAAAAAGCGATGTTGTTTATTGGTGCGCCTCGTTCCGGTAAAGGTACCATTGGGCGCATATTGAAAGAACTGGTAGGTGATCAGACTTATGCCGGTATTTCTTTAGGTGGTTTGTCTAATGATGCGATTTTAGAAAACATCAGCGATAAAACTGTATTGTTTGTGGGTGATGCTCACAGTATCACGGGTAACGACAGAAATAAGGTAATGGAGTCATTCAAAGCCATTACTGGTAACGATAATATTTCATTTAACCGCAAATATAAGGGCGCGTGGAATGGTTGTTTACCGGGTCGCATAACCATGGCAGCAAACAATGTACCGTCATTTGCTGATGATTCCGGCGCTATGGCAAACCGTCTATTGATTCTTCCTTTCAACCGTACTTATTTAGGATCGGAAGATCCGACACTAACCGGGCGTTTACTTACTGAGTTACCGGGGATATGCAATTGGGCAATAGAAGGTCTAGCCCGTTTAAGAACTAATGGTAGATTTACTGAACCAGAAGCAAGTCGTATTGAACGTGAAGAGATCATTAGTCAGCAGGCACCATTGATGGGCTTTATTTTAGAACGTTGTGAACTTGGTGAAGGCTATAAAGAAACCACTGAAGCAGTTTATAACGCTTATAAAATGTGGCGCGTTAGTGAAGGCGGTTCAGCTATGACACGTACCACCTTCACACGGGCTATGCGCTCCACTATGCGCGGTAGAGCAGATAAGGGCAGCATACGTATGGATGGCGTAGCTACAACGGTGCAGGGATGGAAAGGCTTACGATTAAAGGATGGTTTTATGATTGCACCTAACAACGTCATTCCGTTTACAGGAACTAAATAAATGATTTTCTTTAATGATCGTCCTGATTTTCGAGCCGCATGGATGGCAACTTCTTTCCGTGTGGTTATGGCTGGGATGGGTGATGATACAGTCATGTTGATTGCCGAATTATATGAAATAGGTTTAGAACCTGATGAAATCGTATTTTGTGATACTGGTTCGGAATTCGGACATACTTATGAATTCATCGGATTTTTAAAATCTTGGTGTAATGAAAAAAAATGGTCAAAAGTAGTATGTTTACATAAAACCGATAAAAATGGTGAGAGGCTTAGTGTAATAGGAACTGCTGAAAAAGACGGTACGTTACCCGGTGCTGCATTCGGTGCTAAATCTTGCAGTATGAGATTTAAAATTGAAACCGCAGATAAATATTTTAATAACCATCCTGAAGTTTTAAAAGCATGGGGAATAAATAAGAAAGGTAGTAGAATTTCTAGTCATAAAGGTAGTATTTTAAGAATGGTTGGTATAAATGCTGATGAAACACATCGATTTAAGGGTTGGAAACCCGAGGATAAGTGGATTAACGTTTATCCTTTAGCGGATCTCAATATCGGTGAAGGAGAATCTAAAGCTGTAAAACGTGTCGGTTTATATTATCCGGGTAAATCTAGTTGTTTTTGTTGTCCACATATGAACGGTAAGGAAATTTATGATTTAAAGATGAATAGCCATGATGATTATTTGCGTATAAAAGCGTTGGAAGATAATTATATAGCTACCAAACGACTACCAAATAGTAGTACACGGGGGTTGTGTAGGGGTAAAACAATAGATGAAAAAATGGCAGAATATGTAAATAAAGGTATTCTCCTTGGTGAAGGTGGTTGTTCTATCTGTGAGTTACAATAAATGACACGATATCAAGAGCTGATCCAAAAGCGCCGGGGGTGGTTTGAAACAAACCGGTACGCGGATTACCGCAACTGTCCCTATGTTAGTGAGATTGAGCAAATTCAAGTAGCGGCACTAAAAACTGTTGAAACATCGGTACTTAAAACGATGTGGGATGAATGGGATTGCGTGAGTATGTTCCCGGTTGGTGAGGTATTGTGTGACGAATGGCAGATAGTTGATGAGTTACAGCGGCGCGGTGTCGAAATAATTATTTAAATAATTCTTGACGTGTTGCACCAGATCAGTTATCTTTACCACATCGAAACGAAACAGATAAAAGGAAACAAAATTATGAAAAGATATTACGTTCGCCAAATGATCAATGGTTCAGCAAACGGCCCTTATGCTCAATTTCCAGCCGTCGATAAGGCGCAGTCACTCATAGAAGGCGCTCGCCATGCTGATGCACTTGGAATACCCCGCGACCAAATGAAAATTGCTTATATAGGTAAGTGGAGCGATTCAAGCGTAAACCCGTCCGAACACGTTGCTCGCCGCAGTTAATTAATAACACCCACCGCGCCCTACGGGGCGTATCGCTACAGCAGAGGGTTACACGATGGCTATTTATCATGCTGGTAAGAATGGTTCAGCGCTTTGTGGTCAGAGCGGGATGATAGGTGGGTTTTATGCCTGTACAATTACCCCCAGTGGTTGGAATAAACTACCTACCGAAAAGAAATGTAAAAAATGTGTTGCTAAGATTAAAGCCACTAAGTGACAGAGGAGTAACTCTAAACTAATATTTAACAACATGCCCTACGGGGCGTATCACAACAGCAGAGGGTTATCATGATGTTCAAGGTGACTTACTTAAATCCGCTCGACAATAAACGTTATGTGCTAAGTGATGACCTGAATGAGAGCGATGCAAAAGAACTTGCGGCGCGATGGAGCGACAAGAAACAACATGCTTATTATCTGCCCGGTATAAAAGTCGAGCCACAGGACTAACACCAACCGCACCCTACTGGGCACATAACTGGAGTAACTCATAATGAATAATGAAATAATTATAGTTCATGGCCCACAGGGTTGTGGTAAAACTAAAAATATCAAAACTTTGATTAATATTTTCAAACCCGATTTGGTATGTGACGGCAACGGGTTACATCATAGTGAATTAGAAACTGATTTATATAAATTACGGAATGGTAAAGTTAAGGCGTTATGGTTGACCCATGTATTACCAACTGGTCATGATGTTTCAAGATTGACCAAATCAAAATCATATAGTATTACCAGACATCGATTCGATACCGTGATGATTGATAATGAAAAATCTTAACGCTAGCCTAAAACGGGTTCAGAAACTTATGGGGGATGGTGTGAGTCGTTCCCCTGAAGCTATTTATGCCGCACTATCTATGATGGGTGAACATGCATTTCATGACCCGATTGATATTTATTGGATGGCTCATTTAGCGGGGTTAGAAAAAGATGGTGATTTATTAAGGAAAAAACATGACACCGCTGGATCATTTTAGATTCCTTGGTTATATCGTTTTGAACAACGCAAACAATCACGTTGTTAATTTAATGAGTAAAGATAATAGCCACAGGGTTCAAATAATTAATAACTATATTACTGTTTCAGTAACGATTGGTGACGACCTTTGTTTAAAATCACAAAGTTATCGATACAACGACAATATCGCGCCAGTAATTAAAAAGATGTTGGAGATCAAACAACGTGAAGAACAATAAAATGACACATTCAGGAACGATATCTAGTCATTTCACATCCGCCCGTCGTATTAAACTACGTGAAACAAAACTTTACTGGGTTAGCGCTACTGGGATTAAATATCGAAAATCCACGGGTTCATGTACTTCCAGTGATGTATGGTCGTGCGCAATGTTAGACCTCAATACGGTGAAACTATTATGAAAATTATTGTCGTCGTAACTGGCGGTCGTGATTACAATAATCGTGACGCTATTTATTCCGCATTGACCCAGCTTTATCAACTTCATGAAATCGTGGCGTTACATCACGGTGCCGCATCCGG